GAGGCACGAATACAGATACCGCCAATACTAATTTGGGTGTTTATTATAAGTTTAATGAAGGGATAACCGGAAAGACTGGTATTGATTCGGTGGTTTTGGATTATTCTGGTCGAATCAGCAATGGTACATGGGTAGGGTATGAATCTGCTTCTAGATCAACTGAGTCTGCTATGGTGTTGGCTGGCTCAGCGGAAACCGAATTCAAGGACCCAATCATTTACTCCACCCACCCAGATGTAGTTTCGTTGTTGTCAAAAAAGAGGAAAGAAGGAAAAAACTATGATGATACCAACAATTCTTCGATTTATAGTTCATATCCCGGTTGGATTATAGAAGAAGATAGTGAGCGGAGAGAGGGGGGCGAACTCCGCAAGTTAACACAGATAATGGCGAGTTATTTAGACACTCTCCACCTTCAGGTTGAATCACTTGCAACCCTGAAGGATGTAGAATACATTTCTGGAAGTATCAATGATGCTCACCGGCCAACGCCATTGGCACAACGCCTACTAACTTCACGCGGATTTATTGCACCGGAGATATTTACGCAGGCCAATATTCTGGAATTTTTCTTGAACCGCGACGAGAAAAGAGAATATGACCTAACCTTATCCGATGTTAAAAATTTCATATATCAGAATATAAATAATAATCTTGTTGGCATTTACAAAAAGAAAGGCACCGAACAGGCTTTCCGTAATTTGATTAGGTGTTTTGGTATTGATGATGAATTAATAAAAGTAAACCTCTATGCAAGCAACTACACGTACACGCTAGAAGATAACTATAAAGAAAAAACCACAAGAAAAACTTTTGTTGATTTTGCGGATACTGACCGATACTCCGCCACGGTACATCAGTTTAGAAATACGTTAAATTCGAATACGGTGTCTTTCATTAGCGGCAGCGAAGGGTCACCAGCAGACCTTGAAGCAGGGGTCGGCCTCACCGTGGAGACGGAGATATTCTTCCCCAGAAAACGAGACATTTCTGAGTCTCAGTACATGGAAACCCCATTCACCCAAGCTAGCTTGTTTGGAATGCACACGGCTGACTCAACGTTATCTGATAATGATTTAACGTGGGCCGCCGCGGATGTTGCAAACTTTCAAGTATCAACAGAAAGAAGCGATATATTTTCTCGTCATGCAAAATTTAGGCTTACTGGCTCAGCAGGCGGATTTCTCCCCGAACTCACAAGTAGCCTTATCCAAGATGTATACAATAACGAGAGATGGCTCGTCGCCTTAAGATTGAAGAGAAGCAAATATCCATTTGTCGGCGCCGTTGATGGCACCGAAGACGACACTTACACAGTTAATTTTTATGGTATAAATACAAAGTTTAAAGAAACAATAAACGAATTTGAACTTACCGGAAGCGTCACCCTGAGTCAGGGCCTTGATATTTTAAAGAATCCGAAGAGAATATTCGCGGGTGCTCATCGACAGAATTTTACCGGTAGTGTTCTTGGCAGGTCGGATGTGAAGGTGGGTGCAGTTCGAGTTTGGTATGATTATCTTTCAAACGATACTCTCAAAGCACACGCGGTAGATCCTTTGAATTACGGCGCTGATGGTGCGTATAAGAAGGCCTATCTTTTTGAAGACCACCTTACAACAACCGACATTAAAAAAATTGAGACGTTGGCCCTTAACTGGGATTTCCAGACTGTCACCGGGTCAAGTGCGAGTGGTCAATTCAATGTTATAGACTTTTCTTCTGGGTCCGTTGCAAATTCAAATAGGCACGGATGGATAAGTAATATTGTTAATTTACAACACTCAGGTCGAGGATTTGGGTTTGTGGCCAGCGATACGAATTCAGTAGACAATCGGTATGTGTATACATATAAACCTCAACTTCCTGAAGTCTTAACAAACAATGATACGGTTCAAATCCTAGAAAGAGACGACGAAGTTTTTACGAGAGACACGAGACCAGTTGATTTTTATTATGCGGTAGAAAAAAGTTTGTATCAAGACATCTCAAGGGAGATGTTGGATATGTTCTCGACAGTTAAAGATTTTAATAATCTTATTGGAGAACCAGTAAACCGATATAGAAAAGATTACAAGGATCTTGGAAAATTACGACAACTTTTCTTTGAAAGGGTCAGGAATAATCCTGATTTTGAAAAATTTACAGATTTTTATAAATGGTTTGATAATGCGCTGAATCAAATGATCGTTCAGCTAATCCCGGCCTCAGCAAAAATTTCAGAAAAATTAAGAAATGTTGTTGAAAGCCACATTCTTGAAAGAAACAAATATCAAACAAAATATCCATTTTTTAAAAGTGCCCTACCGGGGGAGATCGACGGGACTGTTAATTCGGGGGACGCCTCGACGCCGTGGCGCATGGACCCGGTTGGAACCGAAGACATCGATCCCGATTGGTGGCACTGCGCAGTAGATCGCCGAGAATCAGGAATCGCGACTGGTAATTCTATAATTGATGCTCAGAGAGAAGTATATCGTCTTCAACAAACAACATGTCCACGTCGACTTATCAATCTGGATGCGACCCCTGGAGATGAAAAGCAAACCAACACCCAGGACAGGCTCACGCCAGAAGAAAATACAATATCAATTAGAGAGCCTGGATATGCAAATGAAATTACTATCGCCCCTCTTAAAATAAACCCACCGGCTTTAACAAATATAAAAAAGGGCCTTACTCAAAAAGTAAAATTACCACTTAATATTGTTGGAACCGAAATTCAGTCCGGGCGCCTGCCCCTTGATGCTTATAGTTCTTCTTACGCCAATCCGTATTCAGCGATTGTTGGCAATCATGATCTTTTTGTTGACCACCAAGATGATGGGGGAACCTTGTATACAACACTACAGGGGCCATTTACAGAAAAGTATGTCGGCGGACGACAGCATAGGCATGTTGACTTAGCCACGCCAGTCCTTACCGGTGTTCCCGCAGGGTTTGCAACCGCTGATTATAGTCAACCAATGAGCGTTGGGGATAGAACTGCGACCATTACAGTTACTTATTCGCCGCCCTCGGGAGATCCCAATCAGTTGTTGGGAGATCCCCCATCGCCGCTTGTTAATGCACAGGGCGTGGGTGTAACTTATTTTCTTGGTTCGGCACCGCCCCCGGGAATAACGCCTCTTGCTGGGTCTTACATCAGATTTGATTTTGGGGCTGGGAATGAGCAGCACATCACAGAGCTTCGGTGGACGCAGACCGACACACACGCGCAGGGTAATTGGAAAGTTCAAGGGTCCAATGATGCCGTAGCTTGGACTGACGTAAGTACCGTTCAAGTCTTGGCCGGTGGCGCAGACAACTCTGTTTATGGTGGTACTTTTTATTCGACGCCCTTTAGTCTAGATTTGATCGGTGCAGCAGCTTCGTATCGTTATTATCAACTTTTATATGATAGCGGGAATGTTGTTGACGATTTCCCGCCGGGAAGTAATATTAATCCGATTGATTTTAAGATTGGGGCACCAACCGCCGCAACAACAGCTTATTTGCTTCCAACCCAAGCAGATCGACCCGAAGGATTTAGGGTAAATATCACACCAGCGCAAGAGAAAGTTTCTCTGTATTCCGCTTACAAGGATTTGGGCGGAAATACTAACTTTAATTTGCCCCGAGCAGTCTATTTTCGTGATGAGGTAGCCAAGCGACCGCTCAACATAAGAAATATTCATCACACCACCGGATCAACAAAGCTGGGGAATTATGATGAGTTATATCAGGTTATTCAAACCTCTAACAGAAGAGCGAATAACCGATGGTGGGTAAAATATAATAATTCGGAAGAAATCACCCCAGAGGTTATCTTAGATGATTCTAACTCGTTTTTGCTTGGAAGCGGGTTTGCTTCGCCACATGTTTCTGGGGTGTTGGAATATATAAAGCCCGTTCGTGGAAAAAGCCCTCACGTTTTTGTTGAGCGCTTTGGAGCGCCGGGTGGCCCGAATAGTTCTGGAGATGTCGATGGTGGTCCGGGCCTCGATGCGCTATCAGCTGAATATTCCATATACAGCACTGTGAATTATCGCAACAATTTTGTGAGGCGTTTCGGAATAGATGAGTGGTCAAAGATTCACTCTGCACAATTTGGTATTGATCCGAATAACTCTCTGCGTGCGTCTTTCCACAAAACAAACCGTAACCCAATTAAGAAAATGGAGGAGAGTGGCAGCAGCACAATCACTGCTTCCATGTATGATAATTATTTTGTTCAACATCCAATTCCACAAAGTGATTTACAATACGCGTGGATCACCGCGTCGGCGATCAGTTCTCCGTTTGGATATTCTATTGATGCGCGAAGATTTCCGGCTGCAGATGAGGTTATCACTTTTCTAAGTGCGAGCCAGTTTGGAAGCCAGTTGTCGGTGTCCTCGTCGGGTCCGTATGTTAATGCGTTTGATACTTTATCGATTGAGTTTGATGGGGTGGATGAATACATTGACTGCGGCGCACAGTCGTCCTGGCCAGAACTTGAAGTGGGGGAAGCTTTTACGGTTTCGGCTTGGTTCAAAAATGAAGTGGGTAGTGGTGAATTTGTTCTTGTGTCGGTCAGCAACGGCCTCCCTGGTGTCGCCGAGGTGCAGCTTGCGATAGAATTAGATTGTGATGTGGGTGGCAGATTGAAAGCTTGGGTCGGCGACGACGGCACAGGGGCCTTTGAATTAACATCAGTTACTTCTGGTTTGAATGATGGAAATTGGCATCATGTTTTGGTGTCGAACGACGGCAGCGCGGGAAATTTTTATCTCTATGTTGACGGGGCCCTAGAGGGTACTAAGGGAGCTGGAGCAGATGATGCTGACCCTGGCCGCCGCCTTTATCTTGGCGCCATCAACGATAGTGCTTTTGGTTTGGAGCGCTTCTTTAGTGGGAGATTGGACGAAATAAGTTTTTGGACCACCAGCTTTACTGTCTATGATGTGTCCGAGATTTATAATAATGGTTGTCCCGCTGATCTGCATCAGCACTCACAATATGCCGGGGGCAAACTTGAAACTTGGTATCGCATGGGGGAAATTGATAGTGTTGTTGGTATAAACAGTATTAAGGATGTTGAAAACAATAACAACGGTGACCCAAACAACTTTGATGGCGATGAAATTGCAGCCGACGTTCCTGACGCACCTTGCTCTTATCAATCTTGTTGTACTGGCTCTCTCGTGCGATGCTGGGGAGCAGAATATTCAGCTTCTTCGGGTTGGTTGCCAACGGATTTTGCTGGGATGAACTATCATATTTATGAGCCGGTTGGTCCGAGCGATAATCTGTTGGGGTATAGTCCCACAACTCCTTTGATTACTGGGTCGGTTTATTGTCCTTCGGGGTCGAATATTCTGGTAGAACAATATCTTAACAGAACCTTTGTTCCAAATATCTGTTGTCTTACCGAGGTGCCCGCGCCAGAAACATTTAATGCTCTTATGCTTCACCGCAATGGTCCATATCAATACCCGACGTGGAAGCAAACAAGAACCGGCGAACACCCAATTTCAAGGTTATTGAGGGCAGAAAATAAACTCCAATATATTGCAAGAGCGCCCGCGGTTGAAATTAAAAGTGCAAATGGTTCATCTTATGTTAAACCAGCAAGGTTTACTCGAAGAAGAACCTATGTTGAACCAGTCGCAACTTCCGTGTTTAAGCCAATCGTTCATGGCTTGGCCATAAAATGTGATGACGGCGATGAACTGTTCACCCTTAAGCACTCTTATGGAAATAATATTTCTCATTTTTCCAATTTAATATTGGATGATAATTTTCAAAATGGCTATGGCGCTATCATCGCCTCGTCGCCAACTCCCAATCAAATCTATGACGATCTTCTTGAATTTTATGTCGGAGGATCTTTGGAAAACAGTCCAGTTGAATCTTTAATTTATTTAAATTATGCTGAGTCAATTTACCCTCGGGCAATAAATCGTTTCCTCGATAGGACAAGAAGTAGAACAGAGTATGATGTGAAAACGGAGGTGAAGTGGAGATCGGCGAGGGTGGACAGGGATGTGGCATCTGCAACAAATTCGCAAGGGAGTACGAACCCACCATCTAACGAAAGCTGCTGGTCTTTGGATGCAAGAACTCTTTTTGCTGCCGGCGACACATTGGTTATTGGACCCCCGGGAATGGGTGGCATAACAAACCAGAATGACGGCACAGGCGAACTTTTAAATGCGTATACTCAATTTCACATGGGCAGCCCAAGCCTTATTAATCCCGGCGCTCTATACGCGAGGAGAGAACCGGAGTATACTGCCGCAGCCGTTCTCGGAGCCGGCGATACACTTTGGGAAACTGCCACACAATCTGGATATGAGCCCTTTGACGACACATATGATGATTATTCCGAGTTCATCAGGTTAAAGGGGCAAGACTATTCAATCGTCCCAGAGTTTAGAATAAGTGATCATATTGATTATTATGTGGAGCAAAATAATGGTGACTTCTTTGGGGCCGACCTTCCAGACGATTGGCTCCGTATCGACGGCGCTGAAGTAAGTTCAAGTGCCGATCCCACTGCAACCTTGCCCGAGTCTATTGCCGGTGGAAATAATAAATTTTATAGCCTGTATACTCATTCTGATTTTCTTAGATATTTTAAACAAATCGACGATGATCATGAAAAGTACAAAGGAGAGCTAGATCATCGGTTGACCCTGGAGTGTAAGTCAATTATAAAGTTTAGGCCGAGGGACGGCTTTTATCCGGTCCAAAGAACTTTACAGTTGGCAACTTTGTTTTCTCAATCGTGCGCTTCGGCAGTATCTCTAGGCGGATCGGATGCTTCTTGGAGAACTGCGTTGGCACCGTTTTATGCTCCTGGCATAATGTACAATACCATTAAGTCTGGCATTGCTGTTGATTACCCCCTGATTCAAAGCTCATCTGCTGCGTGGAATAGTTTTGTTACAGCTAGTGCGAACATGGCCCTCGGTGATGATATCGGGTATTTTCCTGAGATGTATCAGCCGTCAGCAAGAACATATCCATCCTGGCAATCGCTATCAGGAAGTGGAGAGCCGTACTATTTTATAAGTTCAAGCTTTTCCCACAGGTTGCCGTTTGAGGCGATATTGGATCCAATCGGATTATCGCCAAATAAAATTCCGTTTATTGATGCTGAACCACACAGATCTGCATCTTTATCAAGCAGTTTTTCGATAGAGGGCTATTCTGGAGAATCATATAAGCGAGCAATTGATAATTTCTTGGCTGAGACAATTAATTTTTATTTGCGCGACGGCGAGATGACTTCTTATCGATCAAAGGAGTTCGATAGTGCCGGCGTCGCCCTGGAAACTTCAAAAGAATATATAATGGATATTGTTCTTACACGGGACACGGCAACTTTACAATCAACTTCGCTTACACCGGTGGCGCTAAGTTCAAGTGCACTCACCTCCATCACTAGCTCGCTTTTTGATAAGAGCATTGAAATTTATGAAAGGGAGGCGGCGTTTGGACCACCGGTGTTAGAATTGAGTGGGGCCTTCCTCATTCCCGGCGGCGGCCCCACCGCGGCAAAGCATGGCCGCGTTGTTTGTTGTTCAACTGCCCCTTACACACCATCATATTTTGATGGAAGGGGAAGAGTTAGAGTATCATTTAAGCCCACGTCCGCTTCCACTCTATTGAGTGAGATATTGAAGGACGCAACGTATACGTATCACCGCACCGGCGTTTTAACTGGCAGCTTTGCCTACGGCAGTGCAATGCAGATATCAGCTTCTATCAAATTTGACACTGTTTTGAATACGAGATCTGTTACAAGAGACCAAAAGGGTAATGTTATTTCTGTAACTGACCAACCTGGAAATCGTGGTGAGCAGTGGGTTATTGAGCCGAGATTTGAGACGCCGATTTTAGATTTCTCAGATGTTTCAATAACAACGCCGGTCTCGGGCGCAGCCTCTATATCAAAGGGCATTTGGCATCAGTATGGAACACTTCCTCAAGGTTCTGTTACGAACGCTACTGCTAGGGGTGGTTTATTTCTTAATTTAGAATACCCATCGGTGGATGTTGTAGATACAGCAACAACGGCAAGCTTATTAACGGCCCTCGGCTTTGATCAAACAAGCGGCGGCCTCTCAAAACGATTAGGCAACACTTCAACCTCTACAATCGTTTCCGAGGCAGTTGTGGCTATACCTTTTTATTCGAAGACTGAGACCGTAAATAACTTCGATGAATTACATTTCTTGCCGTTGGTTTCTGAGGGGCCACGCATATCGGGCCTCAGCCCTTCTCGATCAGCTGTTTATGAAGCTATGGTAATGATTGCTCTTGAGGGTTCCGATGTGCCCACAGGTCTGGAGGACTACACACCACAGGCCGCTACGCCAGCAATCATTGACATGGTTAGGAAGATGAATAAATATATTCTGCCTCCAAAGTTTGATTTTTTAAGGTTCTTCGCGGAAAGAGAGCCACTTGCTATGTATATCTTCGATTTTGAACATGAGTTCAACAGACTCGATCTCACTAACATGTGGCAAAATGTTTCCCCTCCATCCGGGAAGGATTTTAAAATAATGACCTCAACCGTTTCGCACATGATAGATCCGGGAGAACTAGGTGGGGATTTCACAGATAAGCAACTTCGATGGCTTGTGTTTAAGGTTAAGCAGAAAGCTGAAAAGTTCTATTTGAATAAAACTCTTTCTGCTTTCGACGACCCCAAAATTGTTAAGGCGTTTTCTGCGCAAAACAAAGCAGATCTTGAAAAGAGAGTACCCTATAGCTACAACTGGCCTTACGACTATTTTTCTCTGATTGAGCTAATTAAGATTGACGCTGATATCAATATCGAAGCCCCCCACGAAAAGGGGCGCGGGAAGACAAAAGCCTTGAATATTAAAACATCAGATAATAATAAACTGGCGCAGGCAAGCACCACCTCAACAAAAAAGTTGACTTTGCTGGAATAGTGATAGGAAAAAGAGATGACCTTTTTTAATCGAAAAGAAGAAGTTTTAGATGTTGAGCTAACACAATACGGCAAGTCTCTATTGTCCAAGGGGAAGTGGAAGCCGGAATATTATGCTTTTTTTGATGATGACGTAATATATGATGTTTCTTGGGCTTCGGGAAGTGTGGGCGAACTTCAAAATGAATCGGAAGGGCGGATTAAAGAGGCCGTAAGGCTTCGCACTCAGCACGTTTTTCATAGTGTTACAAAACCCTTCATCCAGCTGGCTAATTCGCTGTGGTCACGCCCTGAAAAGTATTTTTTGAATCATGCTCCTCTTGGAACTGCCCAAGTTGGCAATCAACAGGCACCCGCATGGAATATTACTTTTTTAAAAGGTTTTGTATCCAGTTCTGCTCTCTCTGAGATGAGTTCTTACCGTCCAATGGCGAGTATTCCTCAGATAAATGTTGAGATTAAGTATGAAACATCGGTCGAGGGCCCAGAAAATTCTCCTGGTGGATATAGGGACCAGGAGGCCATAGTAAATGTTGGGGGGGAAGAAGAGGGAACAGCCAACATCGGAGGGCTTACTTTTCCAGATGGAACATCCATACGAACAAAGAAAGATTTTATTCTCTTGGATGTTGAAGAGATTAATGGTTTGACAAAAAATAAAGATTTTGAAGTGGAAGTGTTCAAGGTTGAAAAATGGCTCCGGACCGACGAAGAATTGCTGCTTCCTTTGGATTTTGCTGGAGAGCAGCAGTCCTCTTTTTATGAAATAACAGAAGACGATGTGTTGAAGAGAAAAACGACACAATCAATTCGATATAGTTCTGAGATCACGGATGAGCGTGTTGATTATTTTTTGGATATAAATACTGATTCTGGAATAGCTGATGAGATTATTTGTTCTCTAGATCCATCGAGCAAGAAGAGAAGTATCTTCTCTACGAAGTTTGCCGATTGCGAAGACACTGGAGATCGAGAACGAATCGATATCTATGGACCCGAAGAAGAGTATGAGGATCCCTGCGAAGAATGAATTTTTTGAATATAGATAGGGCTTCCGTAAATAGCGCGGTGATTCCAAATGTTTTTGTGGACGATGTTGTTCTTGACAAAGCTGACGAAGGGCAGATAAATGTTCATGCAACCTTGTCCCTTAAGCATGTTTCGGTTGGAAAAAGGCCACCTCCGTGGGAATCTCGTCCAATCGGGATAAGGGCGATATTGGTTTCTGATAGGGGTGTATACAACAGGTTGGTCCGAGCGGCCACGGGAAGAATATCAAAATTCATCTTTAATGATATCGGGATTCACAAAATTCTCAATGATAAGTGTCAGGTGCTACATGTTTGTCCTGGAGATAAATTAAAAACTCTTAAAAGAGGTGATTATCAAACTTATCCTCTTGGTTCATCGGGGCAGGAGGAGATGGTAAATATTCCATTTCAAATTAAATTTGATCCCATGGCTTCTCTCGACACGGGGCACTTATCGCTTTTTGTATATTCTTACGTGGAATTTAAAGGTACCTCCTCTAGCGCGACAGAGCATCAAAATACAAACATAATCACTGCCGCAGCCTCGGTCGGAAATGTTAGAATAAAGCCAATAATTCAAAATTCAAAAGTTGTGCAAGAATCTTATTTGCTGAGAAGGTCCGATAACAATGAAATTTATTTGGGTGGTTTTCACTCCATGGGCAATGGCGTTATTATGTCGGGGGCCAAGCACACCGACACATCCGTGTCCTTAACAAAAGAAAAGGTCCCAGATTTGTCCATAAAGGATTATAGAAATTTATCTCATTATGGAGACTTGATTACGAACTTAACAATCCCAAAGAATGTATTCGTACCAGAATTAAATAAAACATTTGTTCGAGAAGTCAAGAAGAACCTAGATGATAAGAATAAGACAGCTTGGTTTTCAGATATTTGGATTTCGAGAAGTCAGTTTGGAGATTGTAATTTTACTTTTTCAATAGATTTTAAGAAGATCGTTCTTGAAAATACAAAATTTTCAAAGTTATTGGAGATATATCCTCAGCTAATTAATACTCATTTCAATGTGCTTTCTTTGAAAATTTGGCGTCAGCGAATTGAAAACCCAAAACCTATCGGATTTCAGAATATAAATGAAACAGTATTTTTTGGATTTGAATCTTCTGCGTTTGACAGGGGTCCTTATGGAAATTCGATTGGAGCCAAGCTGGATGGATCTGTCACTGAAAAAGAATTAATCATTATTTCGAGAAATCTAAATAAGAATATTACCAACGCAGCACAGAATTCTATGAGAAAATTAAGCTTAAGGGGCTCAGAAAAATCTGGGATAATAATGCTGGCAGTTAAGGATCATTCGGTTTCCCAAGAAACGGCAGGCCTGTATAGATACGAAGTTGAGTTGGAGATTGAAGACAATTTAGATTCCTTTATTCAAAAGAAGGCGGACCGGATGAACGGTCCCTTGAAGGCGATGGAAGATTATTATGCAATAGCCAGTCAACAACAAATTCAAAATAATAAAAAGTTGAATTCAAGCTCGGGTACTAAAAATTATGATCCTGTATCAAGAAAGTTTTCAAAAGAATTTGTGAAAGAAATGGATCGCAAATATAATAAAGTATATGATACTCCCTGGTGGCACGCTGCTGAAGTTATTGTGGATGCAGTCAAAATGTTATCAGTTGGAAATGCCAAGGCTTTAACTAAAACCTTTTTAGTTCAAATGTGTGATCCAAGAACTGCGACTGTCGAGAGCATCAAAAGTGTTATCTTGCTGATGCAAAAATTAAAAACAGAATTGTCAAGACTCGTTGACCCAGCCCCAGAGCCTCTTACGGATCAGTCAAAGGGCACGGCTCCCAAAAATAAATTAAGTGGGCACTCTAGCGGGCTTGCTTCTGCCGAACCAATAAAAGATATGGTTAAGATATCTCATATCTTTTCCAATGACTGTTTTGATGCTTCGGTGGTGAATCACGTGGGCTATGACTTTCTCTTGAGGAAGGATCAGGGGTTTGATGATATCGGACAAACGTCTACACTAAGAACCCTCGACGCTGCAGAATTTCGAGATCGGGTTAGACAAGAGCAAGAAAAGTACTTTACCGGGAAAACGACTCCCTCCGTGACGGGGCTGAGTCAACAAATTCGAAGTTTTCTCAATCTTTCACTTTATGAGTTTTCTTTTCTTTCACCATCCCGAGTGAGAGTGAGGGACAAGTTAGATCTTTCTTTCCTCTGCCTCGGGTTGCCTGTGGGGGAGAAATACCCTTTTAAAAAGTTGGCGCACGCAGCTTCAGAAATAAAAATAGCAAGGCTTATTCCAGGGTATCCGTTAACACAGGCTCCTGCGACCACTGCTGCGGGGTCGATAGAAAAAGGGTCGAGCAATCCAAAAAGTGACTTGCCCACAAATCAGAATCAAGCAATAAGGCAGGCCATTAGCAAAAACCTTGTTAATATTCTGGACAATAAAAACTGTACGGTGGAAAAATATGTTAGAGCTGAAAAAAGCAGACCCGAAGGCAAAGAGGTCACAAAAGAATTTTCTAAAAATTTAAGTTTTAAAACATTCTTCTCTGATACGTCCACGCTTCGCAATCAGATTGGAGGGCTGAACCCCTTTGAAGAGCAGGGCTTCAGGAAAATATTTGGAGTAGATTCAACCACAGAAAAAGAAGAATTTGAATGTGATAAGGTATTTTTAGCTTTGTTGTATAATTTTATTCTCGTGGATCAGGAACATTGCGGAGGCGGAACTAACATAAATCCCCGCAGTACGACTTCTTTTGAGCGATTTGATTTGGACAATGAAGACAATTTTTTAAATTGTATTCCGACATCCTCGCAGACCACGACCGAAAGTAGCCTTTCTCCCGTAGGGTTGAGTAAATTACCAAATCAAATAAAGGCACTTTTTCTGTCTTTCGCGAGTGATTTTATTAATTTTGTAAACTTTTCGGTGTTTCAGGACAAGGGAGATGTTCTCAAGGATCCCCTGAAGGCCTATACTTATTTCTTTAACTTTTTTCACTTAGTGAGAATTGAAGTATTCGATGGTTTTGAAATGACAACGATGCCAACCTTCTCAAAAAACATGTCAGGGGTTCCGTCCAAATCTCTAATGCAGAAGCAAAGCATTGAATTTAATAGAAGTCTAAGTGTTAGGATGCCTAAATGGAAACTCTTAACAAAAAAAGAATTCGATAATTCTGTGATTAATGGTCATGAGTTATTGTGTAGAGCATCATATTATGAAAATTCAACGCTGGGAGTAAAATCTCCTCCAGGATTAAGGTTGCCCATCTTTGATAAATACTTTTTGGTTAAACCGCCAACATATCAGCGCCCTGGTGCTTCTACTCCCGTATCGAGTGGCGCCAATGATGGTCCCGTGGTTAACTTGGATAGAGTACTGAGTCAAATAAAACCTGAATTTTTAGTTTCAAGCGCGATGATTGATGAAGCGCCCACCGCGTCAGGACAGGCTTCTACAACGCGCGCCGCGACTGCGACAACAAGTATGACGAGGGGCGCTGGAACTGGAGGCGGTTACTGATGCCTAATTGGGACCAGATCGCCGCTGACGCTCGTGAAGAGCGAGAAAGACGAGAAACAGAAGGAACAGAAGATTCTGGTGGAGGCGGCTCTGTCACCATCGGCAACGACTTCGACTTCCGCCAACGCGCCCGCATCGTTGGTGTGGATTACGTCGCCGCCATAAGATTGGGGATGGGTTCGTCCGCAGGGTCGGACCAGGGACATCGAGCCGAAGCAACTGATTGCCCACCACCCGGTGGCAGAGGCGATGAGACTGACCCCGCAGCTCCCCCACCTCCCCAAGTTGTTGACGTAGGGCCTACGGGAGATTTAATTGGAAAAGAAATAGTTGTGGTGGAGCAAAACGACTATCAAACACTGCCCCCAGAATATTACGAACAGGGAGTAACTCCGTTTCAACACCTGGGAGACACCGGTCTTGGCCAGGACTTTATAGGGAGGCCTTGGGAGGATTTTTCAGAAGTATCTGATAGATTCCGTTTCTATTGTAGATCCTTTTGGACAGGGAGGGTTGAAAGTGATATTGTGTCTGTATCGGGTCGAGGCGAGCTTGAGTTGCGAAGGCATTTTTTACAACATGCGTCTAGGAGAGCCCTCGCTATAGAAGAACACCTCGGATATAGTGGCATTATTGCGCGCCCTGGCCACGCAGGTCCTCTGGGTGCCCCCGGCGCTTGGCAGGCCTTGGAGCCCGAAGAGTGGCGCCGCGACATAGCCAATCAAAATAGTCAATCGCCATTTATTATTTCTGGCTACGAGCGCAAAAATATTGCCCACAATGGTTATGCACAGGCCAGCCAAGATTTTCTTTATCAACAATACTTCAGAGACAAAATAACCCTAACGGCGAAAGAATTATATTTTACCGATATGGGTTTTAGCGCCCTCCACTGGGAAGAATTTGTAAAAGGTACCCACAAGGTAATTCCTCCTCGCCGCCTTCGTGATCGGCAAGAAAGCCACTCCCTAGGCGTATATCCGTACGCAACCCTCGAACCCCTTATTCGTGGCAAGACGTGGTATTCCGATTTTTCATTCAGGCTCACGCTCCCACTGCTCCCGGATGAAATACCTAATGTCGGACTTAATAATATTAGCATCGCGAGATGGGAACCAAAATATAATTTCTATATTGAAAAATATGAATCTGTTTTGAAAGAATTTTTTAGATTGGCGCCGGTCGGACGCGGCCATAATCTAGAATTTTTTCTACCAAACATGTATATTTTTATAGCCGAACGGCTAAACGAAACTCGAATCGATCCTGATTTTATAAACTTTTTAACCCTGGGGGGTACAATACCCAATACTGTGGTTGAGGGTGTTTTTAGGAATGGAGATCTGGTCGGGGAAAGAAGCAGGGGCGCCTATTTCAATGATTGGGCTAAGGGATTTGAACCATTTCTCTATGAAGACGATGATGGAACCCTTCGTGATTTTTATTATAAATATATAAGAACTTTATTTTCTAGCGCAAAGATAGAAAATGTCTACCTGCTCACCCCAGCCGAGCCACTGTGGATGACCGCCGCTGATGCAGACGCGTTTCCTTTGCAGAGGCACAATGCATATAAAACTTTTTTCCCGATGTATGTTAATTTAGAATTCTCGACAGATCGTCGAACTGGTGGAGTGGCGGATATGCTTGCGGGAAGATATCAATTAATGAATTCGTTGATGAAAGATACCTTTAGAACAGATTTGCCTCCTATATCTGGCCGCCCATGGCATCTGAACGGAGCCGAAATTGTCGGAACTGAAAACTTTGTATATGCCATAGATCGTATTACAGATGATACTACCTTCACAGAGATCCGGCTCAACCAGCCAACAAAGGTTTTTGAATTTAGTGCGTGGATTAATAAGTATCTTGAAGGCGCCTACCCTGAAAATGTTGGAGATAATGTGGGGGAGATCGATTCACAAGACTTTGGACAAGTCGTTGTAAACGAGGTAACACCCCCAGCACGCGGCGACTCCACCGATAATTTTGTGGATATTTATGATGGATACCCGGAGCAACCTCTCATAAACGTTGGGCTTCGATATGATGAAATCACAAGATTTTCCAATCAGCTAGCAGATCATGCCAACAGGTTTGAAAAATTCAGATCTTTTTCACAAATAATGAGAGGAGAGTTAGCTAAGTCTGAAACGCTATTCTATAAAATAGCCAAACACCAAATTCGTGTAAATGGTAGTATTTCCACAGCCCCCGATCAAGAGATCTTTCTTCCAAACGCCTCGCACATTGATGTGTTAAAGTACATTGATACCCAGGTGGTAAACGAGAAGAGATATAAATATATTGTCTATGCATACGAATTGGTGTGGGGGTCATCCTATAGATATATGAAGCCCCACGAAGTCGCCACCACCGAGGTTGATCTTCAAATTCACGGCATCGATGGCACTCCCCACTCTCAGTACCTCGACGACACCGCCGAGGGGGCACGCGCGGAAATTGAAGACCAGGGCGACGTCGTCGTCGCGGGGGGTGCTCCGGGAGAAATTAATCCGGTGCCCACTCAGGATGCCCCCTCCATGGGCGGAGAACTCGGCACCGGCGTGCGGGAGCATATGCTCGCACAGGACTCGCCCGTGATCGTAGATGGAGAAGCTGCGACCTTTGAAGTGGAGGTTCTTCCACATCTAAAAATATTAGAAATTCCATTTTTTGAGTTTAATACTTTGGTTGTGGACAAGCCACCGCTGCCACCCAGTGTGGAGATTATCCCCTTCAAGGGGGTTAATAATCGGATGTTATTCTTGTTCCAGTCAATGACGGGCCGTATGCAAGCCCATCCTATTATCATGGTGGCGGATGATGTAGAGAGGTTTAATATTATTCGTGAAGGCCAGAGCCTTGATCCCGGCGAAATGTTGAATTGGGAGGGTGATGACCCGGCATCCGCTTATGAAGTTTTTAGAATTACGACCCCTCCCAGTTCTTATCGAGATTTCTTTGGAAGCCCACATCGTCGAATTTCAGCAGCGGAATCTGTGGGGTGTGGTAGAGTATTGTCAACTGCTGTTTTTGAAGACGACCTACGACCCAACAGAAAATATTATTATACCTTCAGGGAAATCGACGTTCACGAGAAGCCCTCGAATCCAACCGAGGTGTTCGAGGTGGAACTTGTTGACGACAATGGCTTGATTTTTCCGAGAATAAAACCATATTATTTCCCAGAAATTAAGGAAGGGGAGTCTTCTACCACTTTTAAAAGATATTTATTAATTGCACCGGCCCTTGGACAAGATGAGGTAATTTTGACAAACCGGGGAAGTCAGCCGCCATCTGCCGCCGATGCGCAAATTCGCCTTGGTGATGCAGAGAAAACAATTTTCCCACCGCCAGTTCCGAACAATGAGGCGCCCGATGATGAAAATAAGCTGAAGTTTAAAATAAGGATAACTTCGAAACAAACTGGGAAGAAGATAGATATAAATGTTAGATTTCGGCACCTTCATGATAAAGAATTAAAATGCTCATAAAGGAAAAACTAACTAATTACTATCTAGATAAGGAGACAGAATATGGCTTTTCTTGATAATGGTGGAGATATTATATTAGATGCGGTTTTAACCGATGCCGGCCGAGAAAGACTGGCTAGGGGTGATGGTTCTTTCGATTGCAAGTATTTTGCTCTTGGCGATGATGAGATAAATTATCAGCTTTATCAAAATAATAATCATCCCGACGGCGCAAATCCGAGCGGCTCAGCCTACTATGATTTAGAGATTCTGCAAACTCCTATCCTCGAAGCTTTTACTAATGGGAGTTCTCTCATGAAATCTAAGCTTATTTCCATCGCGAATACAAATAAACTTTATCTACCAGTAATAAAAAAGAACAACCAAGATAGTTCCGATGATTCTAATGATTTTAGTGATGGCGTGGGCGTATCGGGAGTATACATCATAACGGTTGATGAAGCCACAACCGGCGTTAGCGATGCCTTGCTGAAGGTTGGAAATATTCAGGCCTTTAAGAATACTGCGGAGGATTATGGCCGCTCTAAAACGCCAAATAGTGGAGTGATTAGTGGATGGGGTATCGACGCAAATCCAAACAATATCGTGGTACACCAGGGTCTAGACACTTCTGATATCCCCACAAGTCAGCAACTCGATCTCGGTCTCACAGAAAATACTTTTATTATTGAGATGGATGATCGATTTGGAAAACTGGCTCACCCTCGCACCCTCTCTGAGCAGACGCCATCTTTTGTGGATAGTGCCTCTACTGCAACGTATTATGTATATTATGGAGGCGGCACCACCGGCACTACAAGCGCAGCCAGGGCAGGAGCAGGCTTCATCACCAGACTTTTGCCCAACGATTCTTCAATGCTGGCAGGCCCACGAGCGGTGAGACTTTCTTTTAAGGTAAAATCTTCACTTGCTCTTGCAACCAGTGTAGACTTGATGGAGAAGACGGGAGGCACATACGTGTATCAAGGTAGGACCTTTTATTATGTTGATAGTATAATCCGTATTACCGGCGCAACTACCGGGTACCGTATTGATATTCCCGTTCGATATGTTAAATTCAAATCAAACTAACAAAGGTATAAAAAATGGCGACAATTCTTAAACCCCTCACCAACAATGATATAGCAACGACAAAGACGTTATTACATGAAGCAATCCCTCTTACGGGAACTATTGTATCCGGGACATATGCGAGCGACGGAAATATTAAAAACTATTCTCACGGAATGTTCCAGGCCGTTTATGATTATCCCTTTTTAAGTTCTTCTGCCAATCACATTTTTGATCTCACGGTGGGGTATTCTTCGAATTCCAGCTTGGCAGGTGCAGCCAGCGTTCAAAATTCTAAAAAAATCAATATCTACAATCAAATGTCTCAGGTGCTCGTGGGGTATGATGCTTCGGGACAAATACAAGATTTTGATAGAGATGGAGATATTGTTGCCGGCGGTACAAAGCATACCGAGTGTATATTCATAAATCTTGCTCGACTTTTGACCAAGGACGAAATTAAAAAACAATCGTTTGTTTTTCAGTTTTTCTCAGATGGAACTCCCGTTGCCCCGACGACCCCTTTAACCATTAGCGACTATGGCGCCGCCAACGAGTATAGAACTAGCTCCCCAGCGGGTGATTATGGTATTCTGTATACTGGCTCTGCTGCTGTTGAAGGAACTGGCGTTGGGCTACTTTATTATCAAGCGGGTATTGCTGTTTTAACTGCTTCTATAGTGGCCGGTGCTTTTGGTCCTCCTGCCGCAACATTCGACACGAGTTCAATCGCCGCCGTCTTAACGGGTTCCGCTATTTCTGCAAGCTGCGATGGAATACGAAACAAATGGCAGGACTTAGATTTTAATAATACGACAGAATTGAACTCGACAATTTATTTCTGCAGAGCTAATCACAGTGAGTTTAATTATAGCGCAAACCCAACTTATTTGAGTGCTAGCAAGATTTTTGTCAAAGAAACAATGCTTGACGCTCCGATTACTTATGTTACTTCTGTCGGGCTTTACGGCGCCGATAATGAACTATTGGCAACGGCAAAGCTTTCGGAGCCCTTGAAGAAAACCCCACAAACAGAGTTAACCATTAGAGTTCGGCTGGACTATTGATCCACAAACTAGTTAATAGTTAGTGGAGAAGGGAAATGTCTTATTATAAATTTGGAAAAGATGATGTATTTTACAATACGATTAAGGCATACCCAAAAGTAAATTTTATAATTTATAGCGGCTCGGCATACTATAATAATAAAAATTATGAATCTGGTGCTTTTTCTAATCCGGTTTTAAACGTCCCCGATGGACATATAAGTCTGTATGAGCTTAATGTTGATCGATCATCCGAAAGTTTAATTTATCCGTGGATTGTAAAAGGCTCTGATCGAATCTCCTTTAAAACAGTTACTGCGGAAACTTACGATGCACTCGATGCGGGCGACGAAATAAGGGGCACGTATCCCCTCTCATCGTCTTTTCTCAGAGAATATATTGTTCCGTCGCCAGCAACCGTACAGGAGATAACAAGTTCACGTCGTCTCAAGGCGCTTAGAAATACAATTGATTTTTATAGAATCCTAAGTAACGAATTTCAATATTCAAATTCTCTTAGAGATCTTGATGATGGCGATGTTAATTTAATAAGTATACCCTCCATTTTTTATGGATCTTCGATAAAAAAAGGATCTGTTGATTTAAAGTTTTATGTTTCTGGAACCTTGGTGGGCCAAGCCAAGGATGAATTACAAAATGGTGAACTGATACAAACGGGCCCCGTCGGCGCCGGTACTACCGTTGGGTTGGTTTTGTATAATGAGGGATTTTTAATTTTAACTGGGTCGAACCCCCTCAGTGCCCATACAGAAATTTACCCACCGACTGTCGGCGCGACAAATCCGGCCTGGGTTCACTTTGGAACATTCGGCTCGGGGTCAAATTCGGCAGCATCCTCAAGTTTTTCAATTGATTTCCAGGGCACAAGTTATACAACGACAACAACAATGATGGCTCACGCACCAGCCGTTGCGTTCAATCACTCAAACAATCCAACCTTTCTTGATAAGTCATCCGTTGATTCAATGCTGCCAACCGTTGAAAATTATAAAAATACAACTATAGTTAAAGAAACAACTTATAATATTAAAAATATTGTTGAAAGCCCGTATAATGATTACTCAGCGAGTTTTCAGAAGCAAACTTATATTTCAAGAATTGGACTTTATGATAAAGACAAAAACCTTATTGCGATTGCCAAAGTCGCCACCCCCGTTAGAAAAAGAGAAACCGACTCTTACACCTTCAAACTTAAGCTTGATATCTAATGATTCTAGGACTTGATATCTCAACCTCTATTACTGGAATAACGGTGATAGACGAAGAGGGAAGTATTATTCTTTGTGAGGCCGTTGATACGAGGAATAAAAATAAATTCCCATCTTTGCTTTCCAAAGCAACGTTCATTAAAAACAAACTGTGGGAAATAGAGGATACCCACTCCATAGATAAGGTCTATATTGAAGAAAGCTTACAGTCGTTTAGATCAGGCTTCTCTTCTGCAAAAACACTCTCGACATTATCCAAGATTAATGGTATAGTAAGTTATCTCGTTTGGGAGATCTTTGAGATGGAGCCTGAGTTCATTGCCTCAACGTCGGCCAGAAAGCTCTGTGGGATCAAGGTCCCCAGGGGAACAAAGGCTAAGAAGGTGGTTCTTCAACATTTACTTGACAACGACCCCCAGTTTGGTATAAGATACACAAAGCAGAATAATCCATCACCCGATTCTTATGATCGGGCTGATTCACTAATAATTGCGAGAGCAGGATTAGAGCTTTGCAGGCGAAAAAACTTAAAATCTTAAGAGATGTTCTTGGAGAATACAGAAGGGAAAGAAAGGAATTTCTATTTTATTGTCCCAAGTGTGATCATCACAAGCCAAAACTTTCAGTTAATTTAAGTAACGGATGTTTTAAGTGTTGGGTCTGCGACTATTCGGGGAGAAAAATCCGAAGCCTCGTTCGAAAGCACGGGTCTTATCTCGATTACAAAGCGTGGGGTGAGTTCGAAGAGCAAGTTGATATTTCAGAATTCGATCTGCTTTTCGATCCATTCAATGAGATTGAGAGGGAGGAGAGGCTAGAGCTACCAGCAGAGTTTGTTTCACTCGTCAACAAAAATCTACCCCTCTCTTCTCTTGCTGCTCGACAATATTTAAGAGATCGCGGAATAACAAAGTTAGATATCTGTCGGTGGAAAATAGGGTTTTGTGGCAAGGGCGAGTACGAAGGCTACGTTGTTATTCCATCATTCAATTTGGAAGGAAACATTAACTTTTTCGTCGCCAGGAGTTATAATGGAGATTGGAAAAAATATAAGAATCCCAAAGTTTCACGCAATACCATTATTTTTGATGAACTTTTTTTAAACTTTCAAGAAGATTTAATTGTTGTGGAAGGGGTATTCGACGCAATTGTTGCGGGGCATAACACTGTGCCTCTTCTTGGATCAACTTTATCTGAAAAATCAAAGCTGATGCACGAAATCATAAAGAATGATACAACTGTTTATCTTGCTTTGGATTTTGATGCTGAAAGGAAATCGATGAAGATTATAAACAAGCTTCTTGAATACGGTGTTGAAGTTTATAAAATTGATACTTCGGGGGTTGATGATGTTGGAGAGATGTATCGCGAAGAGTTCTTGAAAAGAAAACGGAATGCAACCCTAATGACCGAGGAGGTTTGCCTGTTTCATCAGGCGATGAGTGTATAATGAAGATAGCACACCTAGCAGACATTCACATTCGTAATCTTAAATATCACACGGAATACAAGGAGGTTTTCAATCAACTTTATAAAAAGCTATTTGAAGAAAAAGTTGACGCTATAGTTGTTGTCGGAGATGTGGCACACACAAAGACACAGCTAAGCCCAGAATATTTTGATATGTGTGCGCTATTTCTGATAAGCCTCGGGGACATCGCCCCGACATTTGTAACTCTGGGCAACCACGATGGCAACTTACGAACGATTCATCGACAGGATGCAGTCTCGCCGATAGTAGAGGCGATAGATGATCCAAACATCAAACTGCTCAAAAACTCAGGTGAGTGGGAAGTTGGTGAGGGGGTTATTTTTAATAATCTTTCAATTTTTGATACAGATAGCTGGGCTGAACCAGCAGACCCAGAAAAAATAAACATTGCCCTTTACCATGGATCTGTAAGTGGGTGCCAAACAGATGCCGGTTGGGTGATGGAGCACGGTGAGAACGATATTTCGATCTTCGAAGAATTTGATTTTGCGATGCTTGGAGACATCCATAAGACAAATCAAATTCTCGACAAAGAAGGGCGGATTAGATATTGTGGGTCGCTTGTTCAACAAAACCACGGCGAGACCAATGATAAGGGATTTTTGATTTGGGAGATCGAAGACAAAGATAATTTTAATGTTCGGCACATTGAACTTGAAAACCCGAAACCGTTCATTACAATCGAACTAACAAAGAAAGGCAGAATGCCAAGGGGGCTCGAAATTCCCGAAGGTTCGCGCCTACGCCTTGTATCTAACAACAATCTGCCCCTCAACAGGATGAAGCGAGCAGTTGATGTTGCAAAAGCAAAATTTAAGCCGAGCAGCATTACTTTTCTTAACCGCGCCCTCGGAGATCGTGCAGACTTAGATGATTTGACGATTAACATTGGAGAAGAAGATCTTCGAGATATCGTGGTGCAGGAAAATCTCATTAAAGAATATTTGCAAGATTACGAAGCACCCGAGGACCTATTAAAGAAGATTTATGAACTCAACAGCAAGTACAACACGATTGTGGAAGAGAGCGAAGAAATCTCCAGAAATATTAATTGGAAGCTGAAATCACTGGAATGGGATAATCTATTCAACTATGGTGAAGGGAATTATATTGATTTCGAAAAATTGGTCGGAACAGTCGGGATCTTCGGAAAGAATTATTCTGGAAAATCCAGTATCATTGATAGCATCCTTTATACAATTTTTAACTCAACCTCCAAGAACGAGAGGAAAAATTTAAATGTTATCAACCAGAACAAAGAATATGGTCAAGGCCAAGCGAAGATAGAGATCGACAATAAAATCTATACGATTACACGTCAATCAGAGAAGTATATTAAAAAGCTAAAGGGATCCGAAACTGTCGAAGCAAAGACCGATTTGGATTTTAAAGTTTATGATCCCGTTTTGGATGTTGAGACAGATTTAAATGGAGTGTCGAGGAACGATACGGATAAACGTATTCGTAAAATCTTTGGAACTCTTGAAGATTTTCTCGCAACCTCCATGACATCTCAGCTTGGAGCCTTGCACTTTATCAAAGAGGGCTCCACGAAGAGAAAGGAAATTCTTGCTAAGTTTTTGGATCTTGAGATTTTTGAAAGAAAATATAAAATGGCCAAAGAGGATGCAGCTGATTTGCGCGGCGCCTTGAGGAGGCTGGAGGGCAAAGAGTTTGGCGAAGAAATAGAAGATGCAAAGTTGAAACTGCAAGAAAACGAAGAAGCCACAGAAGAACAAAAGTATGCCTGTGATCAAATGAACACTGCTCTTGGTTTATTCGAGAATCATCTTCAAGAAACTGAAAAGATAATAGAATCAATCCCCACAGAGATTATCGATGTCGTTGTGGTAAAAAAGAAATTGTTGGATAAGCAAGCTGAAATGCGATCTCTCAAAAGCAGTAACGAATTTTTAACAGTTGCGTTGCTAAGGGATGAAGCAAGCCTCATTAAAGTGAATGAGTTTGTGGATACATTTGATATTGTTTCTTTGGAGGAGGAGAAAGAGTCAGCAGACCGGATAAAAAAAGAGGCAGATGCCCTATTATTCGACCTCGACAGCAAGAAAGAAGAAATCGAGAGAAAAGAAAAAAAGATCTCTCGACTCGATGAAGTCCCATGTGGAGATTCATTTCCGAATTGTAAATTCATTTCCGATGCCCACTTGGCAAAGGTTTCCATTGGGGCCGATAAGGATCAGCTTGCGGTTTTAAAGGTCGAGGACGAGAAACTAAAAGAAGAGTTGGAGAACATAAACCCAGAAACAGTTCAGGAACAACTGAACAAATATAATTTGATTCTTCAAAAACAAAAGAACCTCATCAGTGAAATTAGAAACCGTGAACTTAACATCGAAAAGAATGAAGCACTCATCGCTTCTCTCTTGCACGAGATAAGCTTTTGCGAAAATAAAATAAAAACCTATGAAGAAAATAAAGATGCCATTGAGAACTTTGAAGATCTCTTGCTTCGAAAAAAGAGAACTGAAAATAATATTTCCTGCTGTCAACACGAGCTAGAACAGTGCAAAGAAAACGTCTTGAATCTCTACAAACTTCACGGCTCACTGGAACAAAAGTTGGAGAATCTAAAATCGACCAGAGAAGAGCTTGAAGATCTCAGAAGTCGATTCACGGCATATGATCTCTTTATGAAGTGTATGCACTCAAACGGTATCTCATACGACATCATCAAGAAGAGATTACCAGTGATCAATAACGAGATTGCGAAAGTGCTTGCGAACATTGTTGACTTTGAGATCTTTTTTGAGGAAGACGATAAGAGATTAAATATTCTTATCAAGCACCCGTCTCATGATGCTCGACCGCTTGAAATGGGCTCGGGAGCAGAAAAGACAGTTGCGGCAACCGCAATAAGACTTTCGTTGCTTTCGGTTTCGAATCTTCCAAAGCCGAATCTATTTATTCTCGATGAGCCGGGGACTTCACTAGACGAAGGAAATATGGAAGGGTTTGTTCAAATACTCGATCTGGTAAAGTCTTATTTCGGAACTGTGCTTCTCATTTCTCATTTGGATTCTCTTAAGGATAGCGTGGATCAACAAATAACCATTGAGAGGGAAGGGGAATATGCCCACGTCAACCATCGAAATTGAAGATAACATTGTCGACTTTCAGGAAAGAAGGCGAGAAAAAGTAATAAGAAGTATAATCAGAATGGGGGGTTTCCCTAAAGAACAGATCGAAAATATTATTAAGATGCATGCATTTCTCACTCAAATAGACCATGGAACCAGGGAGGGTGCAATGTCCGATGAACAAATAAAGAAGATTGAGGAAGAGGTTGAGGTCGTAAGAGAAAAGTTCGAAGAACTGTTTGAAATGGTAAAGAGTGAACTATTTATAAGAAGATAGTGGAGGGGCATTAATGAAAATTACCAAAGGTAAATTAAAACAAATCATCTCGGAAGAAGTTCAAAGATTTGTCGAAACGATGCAAAAGGATATTTTGCAAGAAGGACAAGTAACTCCTGACGATTTGAAAAATCTCCTTGAGCAATTAGATCAGAAAGATGACAACTGACAGAAATGATGATTTTACCCTAACACACTATTTAAATTTAACGGCCCAAAGAGGCACTCTCCTTGATCAAGTGCCCTTTTTTTTGGGTTTAAAAGATAATCCCCCTGTCATAAGGCGGATCTTTTTGGAGGCAATCTTGGCAGCAGTAAATTGGACAGTAAATTGTGTAACACACGTGGGTACTCCACACTCCCCCGTTGCTGACGACGTTGTATTTTTGGCTAATTCGACTGGCGGTATATTAACCATAGACTTGCCAACCGTGGCAGCAAATGAAGGTAGGGTCTTTGTGATCAAGGACGCAGGTGGCCTATCTGCAACCAATCCAATTACTATCGCTGCAAATGTTGCGGATACTATTGATGGATCAAATACTTCTTTTAGCTTGTCTGCAAATTATGGTGCAGTAATACTTATTGCTGGTTGTGCTGCGAGTAATGAATGGCACTCCATCGCTATCGTATAGGAATTTAATAAATGGCTGATTATCAAACTGAATTATCACAAAGCGGAACAACGTTATATTTGAAGCCCGCTGACGGCTTTCAGAGATCGACCGTTATGGGTAATTCCGTAGCGAATGATCATCAGTTCACGGGTTCTGTGCTTATTTCGGGATCAGCTGCCAACGAAGTTAATATCATTGCAGGGCAGTTTGAAGCCTGGGTTGAAACAGGCACTCTATCAGATGGCACAGGATCACTTCGTATTGGGCTCGACTCCCTCGGCCAACCCGCAGACCCCGGTACAATTTCGCTGACTGACGGCAACTCATCTTTTTCTCTATCTAACGGCTGTGGGCTCGTGTACGGCGCCCCCCAGAACCCAGCTATGCCCGTGGAGCCATTGATTACTTTTGAAGTGCACTATACGGGATCAGGAAGCCCCGTTCATATGGGCACAGCCGGGTCGGTTCCGTTCGGCGGGGGCGGCGGCGAAGTCGTCTTTTTTGGAACTGGCTCCACAACATACGGGTCTTTATATTATCTCAATACAGATGGTGGTTGGGAGATGGTGAATGCCAATGCCACGGGGTCTTTGGGGACAACTGGCGCAGGCAACGCTTCTCTCTTGGGGATTGCGCAGGGCCTCGCCGCGACGGGCAGCGGGATGCTTGTTCGTGGATATCAGGAAGTGTACTCTGGATCCCCGATCCCCGGTATGGTTTCGCCTGCGTGGACCGGTTCGTGGGCCACAGGCTCGGCAGTTTATATTTATTCGGGATCCTACTCGGGGATGATGACTTGCACACCCCCGGAAGCATCAGATTCTTATGTAAGAATTGTTGGTCATTGTACTGACACACCAAACGTAATTTATTTCAATCCAGATTCAACCTGGGTAGAGAACTCATGATGGCTAGGCAAGTAGTCGATAAGTGGCTCGCCAAGCTGATCAGCCGCAAGCTTTTCGTTTGGCTCGTCTCGACTGGTTTTTTGGTTGCAGACTTAATCACCAGCGAACAATGGGTTGCCGTCGCCCTCGCGTACGTAGGCGTTGAAGGTTTCGCTGACATCGCAGTTCGCTGGAAGGCAGCGGGGAAGAACACGCCCCAGGACTAGAAATGACATGGCTATCCATAAAAACAATTTTTAAAAAAGTCTGGTATTTTTTCAAGACTTACTGGTACATCCCCCTCCTTATATCCTGGGCTATTATCGCTTGGCTGGTATTCAGAAACTCGGGAACGAGCATTGCCGATATTCTCTTCGCAGCAGAAGAAAGTTATCGAGGCCAAATCGATGTTCTCAATGAAGCCCATGAGATCGAGATCAAAAAAAGAGATAAAATTTTAAAAAGGTATCAAGAAACCATCGAAAAGCTCGAAGAAGAACGGAAGCGAAAAAACGAAGAACTACTTACTAAGGAAAAGCGGCTGATTAAGGAATTAGCTGAAAAGTACCATTCAGATCCAGAAGCGTATGCCAGAGAGATCGCTGATAAATTTGGATTTGAATATGTGGAGAACGAACAGTGAGTTTTAGTAGTGGTTTTATAACCGGCCAGAGCATCAGCAGAAGAACTGGAGGCGGCGGCGGCTTTGGTGGTGCAGCTTTATCAATAGCAACCATGACTCAAGAAGCCCGCTCGGTGATAACTGGTGGCGGCGGAGGAGGAGCCCCCCCTGAACCTGCAGACCCATTTAAAACTGCACTAAGAGATATAATTGACCCCATCCTGGAATATACTTTTTCCGAGGGGGACGGCACAAGCACTGGCACGTCCGTGAACGCTGGCAGGGACTTGATCCCAACTAATCAGACTGCAACCATATCTGCTGACTCAGTAGGCGGATTTGATGGTTATTTTGAAGTTGCCGCTGGAAATGATCACCTGCTCGCCGGTTATACTGATTCTGACATTATAATGGATGTAGATCGAACTTACATTTTTGTGTTTGATGTAGATGTCGCCGATGTGGGAAGTAGATATGTTAATTTTGGCAATACCGCAGGAACTCAAAATGCTTGGGGGTGGTTTTTTGCGGGAGCGAAGTCCCCAGGTGGTTTAGCCGGCGTCTTTTCTTCCCGATATTTGTACCACTCTACTGCTGCAGCTGTTAATTTATCTGCGGCCACCGGGACACACTCAGGAGCCGGCCTCGCCACTGATTGTGTAACAACATATATTGATGCGCTAACCCCCCGCCGAACTGTTTTATTTATTTCTTACGATGAGGCTGCAAACGAAGCAACCATCAGGTGGAAACAAACCTTAGATGGCTCGGGGCATACATTTTATACTGCCTCCTGCTCGAATAAGCCGGATACAGGAATAGTCTGGACATATTTTTGGGGCTACGTCACAGCCGGTCCCATCGGGACAAAACTTAAGTATGGCGCCGTCGTGAATTCAAATCTCACCGCAGCCAACTTCGATACACTGGCCGACATCGCACTCGGCAATTAACCAATGAGGAAAAATGAAACAATTAATCTCGATACTTCTTTCCATCACAATCATACTCGCACCCACGGCAATCTTAGCCCAACAAGACCCACAATCTAAACCCGAAATCACCAATCTTAAAAGAGGAGATATTGCCCCGTTTGACGGCCTCCTCTTAGATCCGTATGCTTTCGCACAGATGATGGCAAAAATGGAAATAGATTCCGAGCGCTTCAAGCTTGAACTAGACTATTTAGGTAAGAAGAAAGACGCAGAGTGGGGACTTAAATATGACAGCTTACAGGCAAGCTTTGATAGCTTGCAATTTAAATATGATAACATACTTGAAATTAAGGATAATGAGATTCAGGTTTTAAGAGAAATTGCGATTGATAAGAAAGACTATTCAATCTGGTGGTATGCTGGGGGTTTTTTATCTGGTGTCGTGCTCTGTCTTGGAGTCCTATATGCGGCATCGGATGCACTTGGTAAGTGAGGAGAATAAAAAATGGGTATAAAAAAAATAATGACAACCGGTGCTTCGAATTTGAAGTCGTTTATCAATGTTGTCTCGGCAGGTGCTCAATCTTATGCAAATTATAGTTCATTACCCCGCACAGGCGTAACAACCGGGGATTGGGCAGAAACAGCCGACGCCGGCGAAGCGTGGCGTGCTTATTTAGATGCTACTGTGGGTCGGCCCGTATGGGTGCCGGCTCACCTGTATGGCCAAATTGTAGGGTATCTTTCTCATACCGCCGGAAAAAAATCCGCCATTCTTCTTGCCGATGCCAACGTCACTGCCGTCACGGATCGAGGTTGGATTACATCTAATACGTCCGGGGCCGGAACCGTAACCAAGACCGGGGCAGGCAGCCCACTGATCTTAAACAGCGGCGCAGCTCACCCTGGTCGAGCAGAGATTGATTTTTGGACCTCGGGTTATACGGGACCCAACATCCAACTAGCTGTTGCCGAAGTTAAAGTGACGGCGGGCACGCAAGCAGACGGGATCAGGGGTTATACGGGCGGCGAGGCACGACACGGGACGATTGATTTCTGTTCCAGCGCAACGCTTGGTAAAACTATATTTGCGGTCGGTGGTAATGGCACCATAGATTTAAGCACCAAAAAATGGATCTGGTGGGTTTACAATGAGACGAGCGCAACTTCACTTAACATAGTACAGGAGATCCCCTACCCTGACGAGGTCTCGGGACGCATCTTCGACGACAGGAACTCTGGCACTTCGCCCTACGCCTCCGGCTGGCGCCCAGAGTTTCAGGCCGATTACACATCAGGCGAAGAACACGAGCTTGAAATTTATGAATGTCACTTTTTGGAGTTGAGCGACGGATCATAAATAATGACTGAAAAAGATTACAATTTTATCGCCAAAGTCGAACAAGCCATCGGAGACAAGTATGGCGAAGAGGCAATCCAAAACCCAAAGGCCAATTGGTCCGAGGAAAAAGAAAAAGAATACCTTGAACAAATAAAGAAAATCCAGCAAAAGCAACGCAAAATAAGTGAGGCCAAAGACAAGATAGAAGTTAATGGCTTTTTTATATCTAAAAAACTACTTAATAAGGATTCGAAACGGGCTTGTCCTGTCTGCGAGACTTATTCTTTTGAGATGAAAGACGATCTCTATATGAATAAATTTGAATGTTGCTATACTTGCTACATTCAATGGGTCGAGGGCAGAGAAGAACGTTGGGAATCGGGCTGGCGCCCGGAGAAGCAAGATGCTTCAAGGAGAATTTGGTAAAAATGTCAACAACACTTGAAATTATTAATGGCATCGCGCAAGCAGCCGCAAATGTTTATGATGGAGCCCTCGACGACAAAGGCGAACCGATTAAGGTTGGTTTGAAGAGAGAGGAAGGAAACCCTATTCTCGATAAGCGAGTGATGGACGGATTCAGCGTGAGGTTTTATGGGCCGCTTCTTTGTATCCATTATCATTCTGAAATCAATATCAGGGACGTAAAGGGCGACAAGCTCGAAGGTGAGATTGAGCAGATGATTGCTGACATTGCCAAGTTTCTTAAAAAAGAATATAAACGTATTACAGGAAATACCCTCACCCTGACAAAGGATAGTGAGTTGGAAGCAAGAATGGAATATATGAATCGTATTCGTTGCTGGGTCATGGCTCATCAATATTTTAAGATTGGTGGAATTAAGGATGTCGGGGGTGTAAAAGAACCATCCGAGGACAGGCTCGAAAAGAATTTTAAAGATTGGTTGGAGCAGGACACCACCAAGAGGCCGAAGAATGATACCTCGAAGGATAAAGAGCCGCCCACCTTTATGCCTTGGAATCTGAAACGATGAAAATAAATAAAAGTAGCTTAGAGAACCTCGTCAGAAAAGAAATAAAGCGGGCGATCAATGAAAACTTTTCCCCAGGCCAACCGGGGATGACCATCCACCCCTTTGATAACGAACTGGCGAACCGGCCCGATGCCCTTCCAATAGAAAACATCTACGAACAAATTATGAAAGCCACACTGATGGAAATGCTGTCCATCTATGATGAAAAGAAGATTCGTAAAATTATAAGATTTTTTGGGAATAAGGCGACACAGGGACCCGGCGGTATTGGTGGCAGACTTACTGACGAGCAAGTTGAAGAAATTCTTCTTCTGGTTTTCGACGAGGTTAAAGAGAAGATTGGCATAAACCTCGCTTCTTATATGCCTCAAGATCGTGAACACCCCAATTATATGGACTTGGATTAAAATGGCATGCTCACAAAAAAAGAAATTGTCGCAGAAATACTTAAGTCCGGAAAGAACCCTGATTATTTTGTAAATAATTATGTAAAGATCTCTCACCCCATTGAGGGACTGATTCCATTTAAAACTTACGATTTTCAAGCACAACTGTTAGGCGATTTTAACGATTACCGCTTTAATGTTATCTTGAAAGCGCGACAGCTCGGCATTTCAACAATCACCGCTGCTTATGCTGCGTGGTTGATGTTGTTCTACCGTGATAAAAATATTATTGTTATGGCAACCAAGTTTGGCACCGCATCCAACTTGGTCAAGAAAGTGAAAGCCATAATGAAAAATTTACCTAATTGGATTCGCGTCGCAGATATCTCCGTGGATAACCGGGCAAGTTTTGAGCTTTCGAACGGCTCCCAGATAAAAGCAATCTCCACCAGCGGCGATGCCGGTCGCTCAGAAGCGTTGTCTCTTTTAATTGTCGATGAGGCCGCGCACGTTGAAAATATGAGTGAGTTGTGGACTGGTCTATATCCAACTCTTTCTACTGGCGGTCGATGTATAGCTCTTTCAACTCCGAATGGTGTTGGCAATTGGTTTCATAAAGCATATGCCGAATCGGAAGCCGGGGAGAATGATTTTTATCCCACGATGCTCAAGTGGGATGCTCACCCTGACCGCGACAAAGCGTGGTATGATAAAGAAACTAGAAATATGTCTCGCAGGCAAATTGCACAGGAATTAGAGTGTAATTTCAATACTTCCGGTGAGACAGTCTTCCATGCGGATGATATTGACCGCGTCCGCGATAGGGTCCAAGATCCAAAATATAGAACGGGGGTGGATAGAAATCTTTGGATCTGGGAAGAACACCAATCAACTAATTCTTATATGATTTCCGCAGATGTTGCGAGAGGTGACGCTAATGACTATTCTGCTTTTCTTGTTTTTAAATTAGAAACGATGGAGATCGTAGCCGAATATCATGGGAAGATCACATTAGACTTTTTTAGTGAAATACTTTATAACACGGGCAAAGAGTATGGGAACTGCCTGATGGTCGTAGAAAACAATTCTGTTGGATTTGCCGTCTTGGAAAAGCTGCGAGACAAGGAATATCCAAATATTTATTATTCTGTTAAATCCACTCATGAATTCATAGACCCAATCTCTGCACAAAACAATAACAGTGCAGTGGCTGGCTTCTCAACCACAAACAAAACAAGACCTCTTATCATCGCTAAACTTGAAGAATTCGTTAGAAACCAACTAATTACCATATATTCTAAACGAATGTTGAGCGAGATGACAACGTTCATTTGGAACAATGGAAAACCGCAGGCACAAAGAAGTTATCATGACGACTTAATTATGTCTTGCGCAATTGGTTGTTGGGTGAGGGATACTGCATTGGTTGCTAATAAACAAGAGATCGAGTATTCAAAAGCGACTCTTCGATCAGTATTCAAGTCAAATTCAACATTTAATGCGACGATTCCGGGCCAGAAAGGCTATAAATCTACTCAAATATCTGATAGTATGAGTGAACACCAAAAACAAGTAAAAGAGTTTTTTTGGCTTTACAAGGGATAAAAAATGGCTGGCTATTACAACAACAGGCGAAGAATAAATCGGGACAACAATCCAAGAAATTCAAAATCTGAACTTTTTAAAAAATTAACAAAGTTATTTTCTGGTCCGATAGTAAATTATCGTACACAGACAGAGAGGGATTTGACAAGACGGAAGATGGATAAATACCGCTTTCGTTCTATGAGCGGACAGCAGTTTAAGAAAACAACCTACAATCCACTTGATCATCTTCACGCAAACATTCTTGCCACTCAGAACCGCTCTGAAAGATATGCGGACTTTAATCAGATGGAGTACACTCCTGAGATTGCGAGCGCAATGGATATTTATGCCGACGAGATGACAACATCGAGCGAGTTGCAGCCCCTTCTTAAAATTGAGTGCCCGAACCAAGAGCTTAAATCAATTTTATATGCTCTTTACGAAAATATATTGAATCTTGAATTTAATCTTTTTGGCTGGTGTCGGTCTTTGTGCAAGTTCGGGGACTTCTTTCTTTATCTTGATATTGATGAGGAGCACGGCGTTAAAAATGCCATTGGCCTCCCAGCCCACGAAATTGAGAGGCTCGAAGGCGAAGATCCAACGAACCCAAACTACGTCCAGTACCAGTGGAACTCTGGTGGGATGACTTTTGAAAATTGGCAAGTCGCTCATTTTCGTATTTTAGGAAATGATAAATTCGCCCCGTATGGAACTTCGGTCCTGGACCCCGCAAGGAGAATCTGGCGACAGTTAACCCTCCTTGAAGATGCGATGATGGCATATCGCATTGTGAGATCCCCAGAACGACGTGTGTTTTATATTGATGTTGGTGCCATTCCGCCAAATGAAATTGAACAATACATGCAGAAAGTTGTTACGCAGATGAAGCGAAATCAGGTTGTTAACCAAGACACGGGCCGTGTTGACTTACGATATAATCCTCTGAGTATTGAAGAAGATTATTATATTCCAACGAGAGGTGGCAATACTTCAAGGATTGAAACACTTGCGGGGGGTTCTTGGACAGGGGACGTTGATGATGTAAAATACCTGAGAGATAAACTCTTTTCAGCGTTAAAGATTCCCGCATCTTATCTTTCGAACTCCGCCGAGAGCGAAGAGGACAAAACAACCTTGGCACAAAAAGATATTCGCTTTGCAAGGACGATTCAAAGATTGCAGAGATCGATTATAACTGAGCTAGAGAAGGTTGGTATTATTCATTTATATATTCTTGGCTATAGGGCGAAAGATTTAATTTCTTTTAGCCTGTCCCTTAACAATCCTTCAAAAATTGCAGCAATGCAAGAGCTTGAACACTGGAAACTTAAATTTGATATTGCCGCCGGCGCAACAGAGGGTTATTTTAGTAGACAGTGGGTTGCAAAAAACATCTTTAATCTCTCAGATGAAGAAATCTTACGTAATCAGCGCGAAATGTTCTATGATCGCAAGCTCGAAGCCGCCCTTGAAGCTGCTGCTGACGAGGCATCGGAAGCGTTGGCCGGGGCGACAGGAGAGGGTGGTCTTGAGGGAGAGCTTGGTGGTGAAGAGGGTCTTGAGGGAGAGCTTGGTGGCGAAGAACTCGAAGGTGAAGAGGGTCTTGAGGGTCTTGAGGGCCTTGAGGGTGAAGAGGAGGAAATTCCCGGCGATGATCTTCTCTTGGCCGAACCACCAAAGCGAGATGAAGAAGGAAGGCATAAAATTAAAAAGAAGGGCGCATTTGGGAGGTCTGAGCAAACTACAACCTCTAAATCAAAGGGCAAGTGGTACAAACCAGTAACAAGTGATGGCCGCGAGAGTACGGGCCCGAGAAAGAAGAATATTAAAGCGAAATGGGGCAACGAAAAAACAAAATCAACCCCCAGAACACTCTACCCGGGTTATTCACCTCTCAAGCAGATGACAAAGGGTATAACAGAAGAACAAGAGACTATTTATAATGAAGAAAAAATACTTTTTGAAGTAAACAAAGAGATTAGAGATTTGATTTCTAAAATGGAGAAAAGAGATGAAGCTCAGACACAATAAAAAGCGGAACACTGCTTTTTTGTATGAAGTTTTAGTAAGACATCTTACAAAGAGTGTTCTTAACAAAGACGCCGAGAAGAAGAAAAAAATCATTGATGTTATTAAGGAACACTTTTGTGGGGGCTCGGCCCTACGAGAAGAATTAGAAATCTATAATGCTGTTATTGGTGAAGAAAAGTATGATTACCCCACAGCTGAAAGAATTCTGTTCGAAGCAAAAAGAGCCTTTTTGAAAGTAGACAAGGGTCAGCTGTTTGTTGAACAGAGTAACTTGATTAAGTCAATTAATCAGGTTCTTTCAAAGGACGCATATTCTATTTTCGTCCCAAACTATAAAAGTTTAGCTTCGCTTCAGCAAATCTTTAATGATCAGGTCCCAGTTAAAACAAAGGTGTTGTTAGAGACGAAAATCATTCGTGGTCTTGCGGGCAGGCGAAACAGTATAAAGAATAATATGCCAACAGTTGATAACATTGTTTATCAAACCTTTGTTAAAAAGTTTAATAAGCAATATAGTGGTGATCTCTTGGAAGAACAGAAGAACCTTTTAAATAAATATATTGGTTCTTTTTCTGATAATGGCCTTGAGCTTAAAGTTTTTCTCAATGAGGAGATTCGGCGCCTAAGAGTCTTGGTGGAGAGTCTTCTAAAGAAAGATGAAGTCCTGTTACAAGAAGAAACTTCCAAAAAGGTTAAAGAGGTGCTTATTGTTATTGAAGACTTTAAAAATCAAGAAGTTAACCAAGAAATGGTTGAAAAAGTCCTGAAAATTCAAAGCTTGGTAAACGAGATTTAAAGCAATGGCGTTGACTATCAAAATAGGTGACACCGAGGAGGAGGTCGAGCAGCAACAGGCAGCGACGACCCACGACCCTATCCCGGTTCGGCTCAATATAAGAAAAACAGTTGATGGCGACATTCTTATTTTTGATCACCCGGATGTAGACATTTCGATTTCATCAAAAAATAGCAAAATTGTTGTCTTTCCCAAAACTAGAATAACTGATAAGATCTATGATATTCAAGATAGGTTTTTTAAGGCACTTTTTGAAAAAGGTCTTGTTAGGCAGGATTCTGTGCAGGGGGGCAATGTATATGGTTCGATGGAAGCAGCATATCCTGGCAGTGGAGAAGTCGATGTATTACAACTGCTCATTCTTACAATCAGTAAGTTTATTGAAGAAGAAAAGAGATTTGTAGATTTCGACGATCAGGTTGAAGAAGAGTGGGAAGAGGGCCTTCTTGAGCCGGATGAAGACGAGACTACCGAGCTTGGCGAAGTTCCCCAGTCAACACAAAAGGGATCTGTGCGTCCTGGATATATTTATAGCCCCTATGGCATTTCCTCAATTTATAGATACGAATAGGTGAGTAATGGATTTAATTTACTTTGTCTTAACTGCGTTTGGCTTAACCCAAATTCTTGTTTATAGCAAACTCTTTGATCGCTTCCGACCATCCAAAAAAAAGTGGAAAGGTTTTTTTCATTGTCCAATGTGCATTGGCTTTTGGGTTGGCTCGCTTTTGTTTGGAATAAATGATTACACAGAACTATTTAACTTTGATTATAGTTTGGCCAATTTCTTTATTTTAAGCTGCCTGTCATCAGGGACCACATATCTGTTGACACAGTTTTTGAGCGATTTTGGTTTTAGGTTGGAGGTAAGAAAAAGTAATGATTAGATGGCAGCTACAGCCTGTTAGACGATGCCGAAACGGATGTATGTCCGTGCCACGGTGAGCGTGGCTTGGAGTTAAGAGATGGCAGATACAAATAAATATCTTATTCGAGAATACTTTGAACTTTGCGAGGGAGGGGAGTGTCAAGACTTTTTAACCGAGGACGAGAAGAAAAGAGTTCGCGATGGCAATATAGTTATTCTTACCGGGAAGCTTCAAGAAGCAGACCGCCAGAACGGAAATGGTAGGGAATATCCAGTAGACATCCTCAGACGAGAGATCGAGAAGTATCAAGGTACCGTGAATGATCGCAGGGCAATGGGCGAATTAGATCACCCGGATAGTTCTGTTGTTAATCTCCAAAATGTTTCCCACCTCGTAACTGAAATCTGGTGGGATGGGAACAACGTGATGGGTAAAATTGAGATCTTGCCAACACCGGCTGGTGATATTCTTAAGTCTCTTGTTGGGGCTGGCGTTAAGATGGGTATTTCTTCGAGGGCGCTCGGGTCTGTGAAAAACCAACAGGGGCGTACCATCGTTGAGCCCGATTTACAGCTTATTTGTTTTGATATGGTGTCAGAGCCTTCCACTCCCGACGCTTTCATGTTGAAGGAACACAAGGAAGTTTTCTCGAAGCAAGACAAAATTAATAATCTTTTGGATGATATTATTAAAAAATGAAAACAAGTGAATTAAAAAAGATGTTAAAGCCCCTCATCAAAGAGTGTATTAAAGAAGTCGTCTTTGAAGAAGGGATTCTTTCGAATTTAATTTCAGAAGTGCTCAAAGGAACGGGTACTGTTGAAATTCAACGCACGCGACCCGTAGACGAAAATTTAATTGTTGAGCAGCAAGAAAGAAAGGACAACTATAAAGAAAAAATCAGAGAAACAAAAAAGAAAATGTTAAATGCCATTGGAAATGAAAACTATAATGGCGTTAATCTTTTTGAGGGAACAGAACCCCTAAGAAAGGGGGGCTCTCAAGGTGCTCCCGGGGCCACTTCTCCCTTGGAGATGTATGCGCCAGAAGATCCAGGCGTTGATATTAGTTCACTGTTTTCTTCAAAGTGGAAGAATCTAATTTAGGAAGTACGATGGCAGGAAAACCAATTAATGTTGAAATTTATGTCAGAAGGGGAGATTCAATCGATAGGGCGATTCGTCGTTTCAGCAAAAAAGTAAAAAAATCTGGTGTTCTTGAAAACTTGATTAAAGGAAAATATTATGAAAAGCCCTCGGTGGTCAGAAACAGAAGAAACAGAATGAGAAAGAGGGTCATCGAGCGAGAAAATCAGGCGAGAAAAGAAGAAGAAAGTAATTTATATAAACCAAAACCCAAAAGGAGAAGGAAAAGGAGATAGACAATGCCAAATTATTTAGTTTACAAAGCAGGGATGGCTAGTGTTGGTCAGTACCAAATGAGTGCAATCCCGTATGCGACTGCATCTTTAACAGTTCCGGCTCTGGGCTCGGCACCACAAGAAATTTCTTTTCCGAGAATATCAAAATTTGTAACGGTTAGAAATATTGTTCCAACTGGCTCAGATGACCGTACGTTCAGGGTAGGGTTTTCGTCGCAGGGTACATCGGGTTCGGTGCCGGGAAGTCAAAACTTCTTTACCTTAGCGAACGGCGAATCGTATACTGGCGAGTGGAGAATTCAAAGTGTGTTTTTGTTGTGTGATACCGGCAATCAATCGTCCGCTTCTATCATTGCGGGCCTGACGGCAATCTCTACTGCATCCCTTGGGTTTGACAACTGGTCTGGTTCCTTGGGCGTTGGATAAAATATTTTTCCGTTGTGAGCAACTATTACTATTTATCTTGATAAATATTGTATGCAACAGGAGTATTTTAAATGAGTTCCATGCTTGATCAAGCTATTGTCGACGCCACGGCCCTTAAAGAGGCGGCAATAAAAAACGCCGAACAAGAAATCTTGGAAAAGTATTCACAAGATATCAAGGAAGCGGTTAACACCCTCTTAGAACAGGATGATCTCTTGGGATTAGAAGAGCCCGAAGAGGAGGAGGCCGTACTTGATAGTATCCCTCTGGCGGCAGCTGGTGGTGAAGAACTGTGCGGGTGCCCCGAAGATGATGAAGTCATCACAGTAGATCTTGTCAATCTTATGAAACAGGCTGGCGAAGAAGAGCCCGAGGTGGGCGAACTATCTGACCGCGATGAGCTTGCGGGAGAAATTGATGATGAAGTCGAGCTTCGAGAGGAAAAAACAAAAGATAAAGACGACGACGAAGAAGAAGACGAAGATGTCGATCTTGATGAGGGCGAGCTAAAAGAACTAGCCGAAGAATTAACCTTTGAATATAATGCTTTATCTTCGGGCTATTCTAGTGGAATTCCCGGTCCTAACCTTGAGCAAGAGCAGCTCGTGCAGCAGGTTCAAAGGGATATTGCGGAAGCCAATAAAGAAAAAAAGAATCTTAAAGAAAATTTACATAAACTAAATAAACAAAATCAAAAATTTAGAAAAATTATCCTTCAACTTAAGGATAAACTTGATGAAGTATCGGTCTCCAACGCGAGGCTTTTATATACTAACCGTGTCTTAGAGAACCCCTCCTTGAATGAGCGACAAAAATCTAAAATTGTCGAAACGATTTCTAAAGCACAAACGATTGAGAAGGCACAGATGATCTATGAAGCCCTTCAAAGTGCAGTGGAAGGCGCGATCTCCCAGAGAGAGAAGCCAGAATCGCTGAACGAAGTTGTCTCCAAAAAATCAACTATGGTCTTTTCTGGTCGACGTGAAGAAAGACAACAGTCTGATCACGTCTTAACACGGATGCAGCGTTTAGCTGGAATCAAAAAATCATAGGAGGATTTAAAAAAAATGTCAGTGTTACAAAAATTAACAGAAGGCATCGTTAATCGTAATCTTCAAAACGAGGGTGATGCTCTCCTCTCCAAGTGGGAGAAGACAGGCCTTCTTGAGGGTCTCGATAGCGATCAAGCGAAGAGCGGCATGGCCGTTCTTCTCGAAAACCAAGCCAAGGAGCTTCTCCGCGAAGCTTCCTCGATGGCTGGTGGCGATGTTGAGGGTTTCGCAGCTGTTGCGTTCCCCATCGTTCGTCGTGTCTTTGGTGGGCTAATTGCCAACCAACTGGTCTCAGTGCAGCCGATGAGTCTACCAAGTGGACTTATCTTCTTCCTGGACTTTACTTATACTCATACGCGTGCTGGAATTACCGGTAACGATGCTCAATCACTTTACGGTGGAGGGGCAATCGGTAGTCAGATCGCTGGTGGTGTGACAGATGTAACTGAGAATGGCGGTGGGTTCTACAACCTCCAGTCCGGTTATGCGTCTCCAACCGGCAGTGCGGTGACGGGGCTTACTGCTTCACTCGCCTCCACTCGTATTGATGCACTTACTGATGCTCAACGACGACTTATCCGTTTTGACCCGGATCTTCTTGCGGGTGATGACTCAGATACGGTTGCACAGTTTACTTTTGCGCAAGCACTTCTTCCTAACTTTAATGCGGACGAGCTTGTAAGCTTAACAGTGACAACCTTGGCTGCGGGTGATTCTGTTGTTCGTCGTCTAACTTCGACGGATGGCACCACCGTAACTGTAACCCTCACGCATGATCAAGGTGCCATTGGAACAGTTGCTGGTGCAAACTTTACTGCATCGTATAACCGAGCAGACAACTTCCAGCAATCTGGTCTTGGTTCTGTTGTTGGTGCGGATCCCTGGGGGCTTGAAGGCTCGAATGATGTTACTCCGGGTTCATTCAATAACACCAGCACTGACGTTATGCCAGAAATCGACATCAAGGTCGATAGTGTGGCTGTCACCGCGGTTACCAAGAAGCTCAAGGCTAAGTGGACTCCGGAACTTGCGCAAGATCTCAATGCATATCATAATATGGATGCTGAGGTTGAGCTTACAAGTATCCTTTCAGAGCAGATTGCTCTTGAAATCGACCGCGAGATCCTCAATGACCTTGTAGAGGGAGCAGATCCTCTTGGTGATGCTACTCTGTTCTGGTCTCGACGCCCTGGTCGTTTCGTAGATCGAGGCACAGGCAATGATATTAGTATTCTTGCCAACGAGAATCTTCTCGGTGCAGACTTTACCGGTACTGTCTCTGAGTGGTACGAGACTCTCATTGAAACAATTAATGATGTGTCGGCCCGTATCCATGTGAAGACACTGCGCGGCGGAGCGAATTTCATTGTTTGTAGCCCAGAGGCTGCTAACATTCTTGAATTCACCGCTGGCTTCCGAGCTTCTGTAACTGCAGACGCGGAAGTGGGTCAGGCTGGTGCCATGAAGATTGGCGCCATTAGCAAGAAGTGGGATGTGTATGTTGATCCATACTTCCTACGTAATGTTATTCTTGTGGGTCGTAAGGGTAGTTCATTCCTTGAGAGTGGCTATGTTTATGCTCCGTATGTACCTCTCCAAGTAACCCCGACTATCTTTGGTGTCGAGGACTTCGTGCCCCGTAAGGGCGTGATGACCAGGTATGCCAAGCAGATGGTTCGACCGGATGCTTATGGTTTGGTTATTATCAAGGACTTCCTTGGCTAGAATAGTCTGGTAGTTTAAAAAGAGCCCCCACACCTTTGGTGTGGGGGTTTTTGTTTGTGCTTAACTATTTAGGATGTATTAAAGGAGGTCTCATGAATGGCCGTTCCCACACTAACACCCGTAAGCCAGACAAGCGCAATCGTACTACCGGTAACCGGAACCTATGCTAGCGTAAATTCTGTAACCAGTCCGCTGCCTTTTGGGGTTTATACGGGGCCTGCAGGCTCACAGGCTTCAACTGACTTTGTATCTGGCGCCGTCGATCAAGTTGCGTATGTTTATAAAAAGCTAGGCGGCGATGTTTTAGATATTGAAATAACTGAATATCAAGTTTATGCTGCTTATGAAGAGGCAGTTTTAGAATATTCGTACATTGTTAATATTCATCAATCAAAAAATGTTCTTTCTGATGTTATTGGAGCAACCACTGGGACCTTTGACCACGACGGCGAAATAATAACAGGTCCGGTTGGGGTTGCGACCAAGCTTCCACGCTTTACTTTTGCTTATTCTAAAAGAGTGTCTGATGGAGCAGCAGCCGAAGCCGGTATCGGTGGAAACCGAACTGTTTATTCTGCAAGCTTTGACACAACAAGTGGCGTGCAGGATTATGATTTACAGTCGATTATTAGTGCATCGGCAGCAACCAACACGTCAAGCTCTTATTACGGACTCGTGGGAAATAAAAAGGTTTCTATTAAAAAAGTTTATTATAAATCACCGTATGTTATGTGGAGATTTTTCGGATATTATGGTGGCCTAAGTGTTGTTGGAAACCTCCATAATTATGGCCAGTGGAGCGACGATTCGACATTCGAATTGGTCCCCACATGGCAAAATAAACTGCAGGCAATGGCGTTTGACGACTCGATATACACCAGGATTTCTCAATATTCTTATGAGCTGAGAAATAATAAACTCAGAGTTTTTCCAGAAGTCACAAACGCTGGTCCCACAAAGATCTGGTTTGAATTTATGGTCTCAGAAGACCCCTGGGATCAAGATGCGGATAAAGATAACGGAACCTTGGGTGTGAACAACATGAACACTGTTCCGTTTGCGAATATTCCCTATGCCAACATCAATTCCATAGGAAAACAGTGGATTCGAAGGTTTTGCTTGGCCCTGTGTAAGGAGATGCTTGGTCAAATTCGAGGGAAGTTTACGACTGTCCCCATTCCAGGCGAATCAGTAACTCTTAATCATGCCGATCTCTTGGCACAAGCGCAAAATGAGCAGGAAAAGCTGAGAGAGGAACTAAAAGCCGTTCTTGATGAACTAACTTATGCTAGATTGGCAGAGATTGATGCCGCGAAGCTTGAAGCGGCAAACAAGACGCAACAGAATGTGCCATTAACTATTTTTGTGGGGTAATGAGAGATGTCTAACGAATGGTCACAGCCCCCTCAGCCCCCACCTCCAATGTTTCTGGGGGAGAAAGAAAGAAATCTTGTTAAACAGGTTAATGATGAGTTAATCGAACGAGTTATTGGTCAACAGGTTCTTTATTATCCGATAAGTGTAAAACATACTGATTATCATGATGTTTATGGAGAGGCCATAAAAAAAACATTCTTACCACCCATCAGAGTTTACGCTCTTGTCGAGTGGGGAGGGATAGAAACAACGACCGATACGAGCTATGGTGCTGATAAAAATTCAGAAATAACTGTTCATTTTCATAAACGTAGATTAACAGAGGATCAGGACCTATTTGTTAGAGAGGGCGACTTTGTTCTTTATGGTAGCCTTTATTATGAGATTGTGATACTCAGTGAGCCCAAACAACTATTTGGGCAAATCGATCATCGCATTGAGATTTCAGCTAAATGTGTGAAGGCGAGGAAGGGACTGTTCGATGCCACTTAAGAAAAATGAAAATCCGGGGTTAGCACCCCTTAGAGAAGAAACCTTTTTACCCTCCACGGTTGAGACCATTGATACGGCCCTTACAGAATATATAAAAGAATTAAATATATTCTGCACGACCAACGAGGGGTGGAAACAAGCTCCTGTTATTTGGACTTCTGCCGAAAGATCTTTTCAGATTAAGGATAATAAAAACCTTCGTGATGAGAATGGTGTGTTGATTAAGCCCATAATTACGATTGAAAGAACTGCCATGACAAAGGATCTAACACGCAAGGCGATGGTCTATGCAAATATCCCGCCAGTGTCGGATAGTAAAGGCGGCTCAATCACTATAGCGAGAGAAATAAATCAAGAAAAAACAGCAAACTTTTCGAATGCCGATTCGAAAAGAATTTATAAGAATGAAAACTACAGAACCAGAAAGCCGGGGAAAGTTGTGTATGAAACAATTACTATTCCATTGCCCATCTATATTGAAGTTAATTACAATATCGTTCTGTATGCCGAATATCAACAACAGATTAATGAAATGATAACTCCATTTATAACTCGCCCAGGGGGGATAAACTTGGTGAACATTTATAAAGATGGTCATAAGTATGAAGCTTTCATCGAGGCCAGCTTTGCAAGTAGTAATAATCTCTCAACTTTGGCAGCAGATGAAAGAAAGTTCCAGACAAATGTACAAATAAGAGTATTGGGATATATCATTGGCGATGACAAAAACCAAGACCAGCCAAAGATTGTAAGGAGACAAAATGCTGTTGAGGTGAAGATTCCTCGCGAGCACGTCATTGTTGGCGACATAAACGAATTTATTAAGAAGGGTTTTTACCGAGAGTAATTAATTCTTTTTGGAAATCTTCCAACTATTTACAAAGACAAAAATGTTTTTTGAAAGGAGACCCTCATAATGTCCGAAAAAAAATTCCAATTTGTTTCTCCTGGGGTATTTGTTGAAGAAATTGACAGATCTTTCCTAGCGGATGAAACAACAGTTCGCGGACCTCTCGTTGTTGGCCGATCTGATAGAGGCCCAACGATGACCCCAACTAAAGTACAATCGTTTTCCGAATTTGCTGAAACTTTTGGAACACCTATTCCTGGAGGACGGGGCGGCGACGTTTGGAGGGATGGAAATTATACGTCCCCTACGTATGCATCGTATGCAGCCCAAGCTTATTTGAGAAATAATGCTCCTGTCACCTTTGTAAGGCTTGTTGGATCTGAGCATGTTTCTAACAATGGTTCATCGGGAGTTCCTGGGTATAATCTGGGACTTTATGATGGTTCGCCTAATGGCGGCGGCGGCGCACAGGGCCTCTTCGTATTCGATTCGGGATCTTTGGGCGAATTCGCTTCAGGTAGTATTATTCTTTCTGCCTCAGCTGATCACGGCTCAGACTTTGGTCAAATGACTGGCAGTTTAGATGGCGGCACTTTCCAAATTACCGGTACTCTAGGAAATGCTCTTTTCACTTTTGATGAGGCGAGCGCTTTAGTAACCACGACAGTTGGACTGCTTGGAACAACAAACGTTCAGGGCATCGCCGAGCGGGTCACTGCCTCGATTAATAGCCAAACCCTTGGCGTAACGGTAACTTATGCTGTCAACGGCCTCGGTCCGGATGAAGACCAAACAGTTTCAATTCGAAGAAATGCAGTGGGCGCGAACACTGATGTTATTGTGGACAATTTTGAGTCTGGGTCTACACTTGGATTCGATGGCGGAAGTGCCACGGAAACACTTGTTAATGGTACTCTAGCCGCGGTGTGGTATTTTGATGCTGTCAGCGGAGCTGTTGACTTGGTCGGCACCCAGTATGCTGGGTCAGGCGAAACGTCTGGGGCAGGAATTCTAATAGGAAGCGTTGGCGATTCCAACGAAATCGCCTTTAAGGCGAAGATTACCAATAACAATGGCTCAACTAGCGTAGTAAGCACTACGGCGTTTGATTTCAACCCAGCTTCAAACAGATTTATCCGTAAGGTTTTTAATACTAATCCTACTTTGGCGAACGATGACACCAACACTGCTACGGACGCTCAAATTTATTGGCTTGGTGAAACTTTCGAAGGAAATCTCAGGAGCGGTGATGACGAACAGGGAGTTCTGGGAGCTGGTAAATATTATGGTGTGATTTTGCCCCTTGCAGACTATACCAACACTGCCGGCGGCGGAAACTTTAAGAAAGATAGTGAACGCGCATCGTCAGGGTGGGTTTTCCACCAAGATTTTGGATTGGCGTCTGCTTTCGACCCCTCTGTAGCTGACTTAAGGTTGTTCCGTTTGGTCGCTCGTGCCAAGGATGGTTGGACAGCAAAGAATATTAAAGTTTCTATTAGAGATCTTAAATATTCAAATAATGAATATGACAAGTGGGGAACCTTCTCAATTGAAGTTCGCTCGGTACGAGACACTGATGCGAATAAGGTTGTTTTGGAGAGATTTGAAGATATTTCTCTTAATCCCAACTCAGCAGATTTTATTGCTCGTGTAATCGGTGACCAGCGTGTGGAGTGGGACGAAGTTAGTCGAAGAAATCGCACATATGGTTTTTATGAGAATAGATCAAAGTATCTCTATGTTGAAGTTACAGATGCCGTAAGAGATGGGGCGATTAATGAGAGGGCACTTCCAACTGGATTCTATGGACCGCCTCGATATAATACCTTCTTCATTCAAAGCGGCAGCGCTAACACATTTGGGAACAGTGCCTACACGGTGGTGAACACGGCTTCGGTCTTTGTGACGGGGTATGACGAAATCAAGGGTGGTCTCGCCGGTGAATTCATTAGGACCACCTCTTCGGGTGCGTTCTCTGGTACCGTTCAGTATCCAAAAATTAATTTAAGAGTCACGGCTGATGACAGAACGCTCAGTGACGCGAGAAATGCGTACTTTGGTCTTGAAACACGAACACTGGAGGGTGGCCGATTATTCCAAGAATCCTACCTAGACCTCGTTCGAACACAGCCAATAAGCGTTAGTGATTTGTCTGATACCTCTGTATACTTTACCTTGGATGATCTTAGCGCAAGTGGACCTATCACCGCAAATGACAAGATGGTTGTCGCGGTGTATAATTCTGGCTCACGAGTGAATGGTACATCCTTAACGGTTAATGCAACCACGTTGAACGGTATCAACTATACGGCTGATTTGGATGGATTGACTAAGCTTGGATACGATAAGTTCACATTACCACTGTTTGGTGGCTTTGATGGATTCGATGTTCGTGAGCGGGAACCACTAGCCAATAGGCTAATGACTGGCGCCGTAACTGAAGCGAACAACTTCGTGTATAATACTTATCGTAGGGCCATTGATATGGTACAGGACGCAGAAGGCCTTGATATTAATCTGGCCGCTGTCCCTGGGCTAACAAAAGACCTCTTAACCGACCGCCTCATTGATAACTGTGAGGAACGAGGGGATGTTCTCGCGATTATCGATCTGGAAAATGGGTATACGCCTCGTTCTGAGCGTACGACCCCCTTCTCAGAAGGCGATAATCTCGGAGATGTAACAAACACAGTTAATGCGCTAAAGGATAGAAATATTAATTCTAGCTACGGCTGTGCTTATTATCCCTGGGTGCTGGTTAGGGATACTGCGACCACTGGTCAAACCCTTTGGGTGCCGCCCTCGGTTGTCGCCCTCGGTGTAATGGGCAACAGTGCAACACAAAGTGAGCTTTGGTTCGCACCTGCCGGATTTAACCGGGGAGGTTTGAGCGAGGGAGATTCTGGGCTCGCGGTTGTTGCTGTCCGAGAAAGACTCTCATCGAAAGATCGAGACGACCTTTATGAACACAACGTTAACCCGATCGCCACTTTCCCAGCAGAGGGGATTGTGATCTTCGGACAGAAGACGTTGCAGGTCACACGATCCGCATTGGATAGGATTAATGTTCGTAGGTTGTTGATTTTCCTTAAAAAGGAAATTTCATTTGCAGCATCGCGAATCCTGTTCGATCAAAATGTTGAAGCTACGTGGGCTCGCTTTAGGGGACAGGTCACGCCGCTTCTTGCAACAGTTCAAGCAAGGTTTGGTTTAACCGATTATAAGTTGGTTCTTGATAGAACCACAACCACCCCTGAGCTAGTTGATAGAAACATCATGTATGCTAAGATTTTCTTGAAACCAGCGCGAGCAATCGAATTTATTGCTCTTGACTTTATCATTACGTCAACAGGAGCTTCTTTTGAAGAATAAATTTGTTCAAAGGCTATTTAGTGTGGTTATTCTTGAAGGAGGAATAAGATAATGCCGACAGCACCTTTTTGGGGCTCACAATTCTCAGACCCTAAGCGAAAATTTCGGTGGATAGTTAGATTCACCAATACCGATCATGGAGCCTTACAGTTGGCTGCAAAAAACGTAAGGAAGCCAAGTTTTGAAATTGGTTCCGTTGCACACAAGTGGCTCAACCATACCTTTCATTTTCCTGCTCGTTTGGAATGGAAAGAAGTTAGCCTCTCTTTGGTTGACATTGGTGGTGAAAGAGATATTGTCACAATTATCGATGAGATGATGACAAAATCAGGCTATACAATTCCTGAAGACCCACAATCGAGTAAGAGAGCAATCACGAAGGGGGCATCGGTCAGCGCGTTCGGGAATGAATTCCAGATTGTACAACTTGATCACAAGGGAAATGATATTGAAGCCTGGATTCTTGTTAATCCCTGGATCAAGATGGTGGACTATGGCGATTTGGATTATGGTGCTGATGACTTGGTCGAAATTGGCCTAACAATTCAGTATGACTATGCCAGGAAAGATCCAGACATTAGAGTCATTACGGGCGGTGATCTCACAGACCTCGCCGCCGCCTGGGCAGGCGGCAAATGATTGGATAACCCCCGCTAAATTTATATTATATTCAAACCTAAGAGGAGAAAATGTCAAGAAATAATCAAGACCGGGTAACATCAAACCCGGTCCACGCAGAAGTTAGTCCAGCAATTCAAGATTTAATTTCAGAAAACCAAAACAGTTTATCGTTCGTCGCCCCCACGGAGTTCGTTGATCTTCCGTCCGGGGGCCAATTCTATCCTCCCGCTCACCCCCTACACAATGAAGAGTGCGTAGAAATTAAGTATATGACCGCCAAGGAAGAAGATATCCTTGCGGACAAATCTTTATTAAAAAAGGGGCTGGCCATCGACCGCTTGATCAGGAGCGTTCTTGTAGACAGGTCTATTGATCCCAACACCCTTTTGCTTGGAGATAAGAATGCAATTCTTATTTCTTGTCGAATTAACGGATATGGGAGTGAATACGATACAAAGATTATTTGCCCAATTTGTTTTTCCCACGGAAGACACGAGTTCAACCTGGAAGCGGCCGATAGAAGAACTTCCGGAGATCTAGAGGAATTAAATGTCCAACAAACCGAGGTAGGGACTTTCATCATGAGAACCCCCAAACTTGGTGTCGCTGTCGAATGTCGTCTCTTGTCGGGTGCCGACGAAAAAAGCTTGCTAAAGCTTTCCGAAAGACAAAAGAAACTAAAACTTCCTGAAAGTGCGCTTACAAATCAGCTGAGAACCATCATTGTTTCCATTAACGGACAAACCGATAAGCAAGTGATTGAGTCATTTATTGGAGCATGCCCTGCAGGCGATTCAAGATATATCAGAACGACATATCAAGAGTGTGCCCCGGCAGTTGAACTGAAGGAGGAATATGTCTGTGGCGAATGTGGCGCTTCAACGATGGTTGATGTCCCGTTTACCACAGACTTTTTTTGGCCTCAGTGATGAATACTTAAAAAGCGTTTATGAAGAGTTTTTTCTTTTAAAATACCATGGCGGGTGGAGTTTTTTTGAAGCGTACAATCTTCCTGTTGGACTCAGGAGGTGGTTTCTTACACGTTTAGGAAAACAGTTCGAAGAAGAAAGAAAACAGATGGAAGAGGCCCGTCGAAAATCAAAGTCTCCTTAAAAAATAACAAGCCGGCCCACGCCGGCTTTATTTTTATCTTATAACTATTTACAAAGCATTGGAGGGATTTATTGTGGACGACCTTAAACAAGAAATCGTTATTGACCTAACTGTTGATAAAGAACAATTAAATGAAAGTTTTTTACGGCAAATGGGAACCGCGATTGAGCTACTTCTTAAAAGAATGTTTGGGCTGAATAACTTGGGGTTTCAAGTTCGAGGATCAAAATCCAGTATTCGGGATTTTGCAGCAACGGTTGCACAAGAGTCTTCTTATATGAAGGCCCTACAAAGACACGGGCTTAGTGACCCATCAACATTTAGAAGTAAGGCGGATCTTGACAGGGCTGTCTCAAAATTTGAGACCTCTACCGGAATTAAATGGCCCCTCAAATAGGATTTTAATTAATGGCTGCTGACGAAGAAGGACCTATAAAAAAAATACAATCAGAGATAGAGCTTCAAGGGGAGCTTAATGCTCTCTATGAACAAGATCTTGAACTCAGGCGTAGAAAAGAGAATGTAGAGCTACGCATTCGTCAACTATCTGGCGAGCAAATAAAACAATCAGAATTAATCCAAACCCAAGCAGAGATTCGTATTCAAGCTGCTGAAAGAATGCGAGAATATCTTAGTCTGAGTAATGTTGAACTTGACACGCAAGTCGGCTACCTTACCCGCATTAAGGACACCGCCGCCGGCTTAACAGGAGAACAAGCACAAAGATTAAGATTATTAAGGGAAGTAAAAACCGCAATAGAGAGCGGCCAAGTCCCAGCAATGAAGAAGGCCTTGGACCTTGAAACAGCGGGAATGGCGCAGCTTAAAAAGAGAACTCAACTTGCTGGCAATCTCTCTGGCACGATGGGAGGCCTCCTCGGCGTTACTGACGCGTGGGTAAACACGACAGAGGGCCAAATTCTTCAGTTGGCCACGATGCGAGGGAGCATGGGCTCCTTAACGGCGGCAATGAGAGAGCAGTTTTCCGTATCCAACATGGGTGGCGGACTCATTACCAAGGTTACAGAAGCAACCGTGGCTCTCCTTAAGGAACAAGATGCAGCCATCGCAAGCTTCAAGCAAGCAACCGGCGCAGGCGGCGCTTATAATGATATCATCATTGATTCACACATTAATTTAAGAACATATGGCGTTTCAACGGCACAGGCTGCGAGAGCGACTGGTGATTTGTTCTCAAACATGGCTGGATTCTCGGAGATGAATAAATCAGCCCAGATGAATCTCGTTCAGACGACCGCCCTTCTTGATCGATTTGGGGTGGGATCGAGACAAGCCGCTCAAGCCTTGGACTTTATGACCAAGGGCCTCAAAATGTCATCGTCGCAAGCGGTCTCTACAACGCGGAACCTTGTTGGACTGGGGCAGGCACTCAAGGTGCCACCCGAAGTTATTTTTACACAGTTTACGCAAGCTTCTTCTCAACTGGCCGCACACGGCGGAAATATGATTAACGTTTTCCAGGGCCTCGCTGCCGCCGCAAAAGCAAGCGGCGCCGAGATGGCCGCGCTGCTTAGCTATGCTGGCCAGTTTGATGTGTTTGCCACTGGTGCAACTGCCGTTGGTAAGTTGAACGCCCTATTGGGTGGTCCATACCTGAACACAGTTCAGATGATAAATGCAGAAGAACACGAAAGAATTGGATTAACGATTGCGGCCATAGAAGCATCAGGTAGACAATTTTCGACGATGGGGAAATTTCAACAGATTGCGATTGCAAACGCCGCCGGCATCAAAGATATGGCCCAAGCGAATAAACTTCTTGGAATGAGTTCCTCTGAATATAGAGTGATGCAGTCTCGTGTAGAATCTGCGACGATGTCAGAAGAAAAATTTAAAAAGGTTACACAAGATGCAATGTCTGTTGTCCAGAAGTTCTCAGCGATTGCAAAGAGCTTTGCTATGAATATGTCATTCCTTTTGAAACCTCTTGGCTGGCTCGCGGATCAAATTCTGTCCCTTCAGAAAACCATGGGCGATTGGTTTGGAGTATTTGCCCTTGGAACTGGGATCATTGTCTTCTTTACTGGAAAGGTTCTTGGCTTGGGAGCCGCCTTATCTTCTGTATTATCAAGTAGTCTTGCCGCCACCGGGCCTGCTATTCAAGCAGTCGGCGTGAGCGCGGGCACAGCAGGAAAGGCAGCACAGGGAGGCGCCGTTGGTCTTCTTGCCTTTGGCGCTGCCGTGTTGGGAGTCGGCGCGGGTATTTGGTTGGCCACTACCGGTATTGTTAATCTGGTTGATGCCCTCGGAAGACTATCGGGACCAGAAATGCAGGCCGTTGTACCCCTTCTCATGTCAATGACTTTGGCTTTTGGGGTTTTGACTGTTGGTTTAGTCGCGGTGGCATCTGTGGGCTGGGCTGCGGTTCCACCCCTTCTGGCAATGGGAGCAGCATTCTTGGGGATTGGCGCAGGCGTTTGGATGGCTTCCGAAGGGATGGCTTCTTTGGCCGATTCACTTGGAAGGAATGCTTCTGGGATTGAGAAAGTGCTGGCATCAACAACGCTGCTCGTTCCGTTGGTCGCCACGCTGGCATCCGTTTCAGCTGCTGCTGGGCACGCGATGCTTTCGCTGGGCGCTGGATTTGCTGCCCTTGCGGTTGGATTATTGTTGTTGCCCCTCGAAAAGCTTGAAGCGATGGCCGAAATAGCCAAGATGATAAACGAGGCCAATGCTGCAGGGGGCCCAGATGCCAGTCCAGCCGCCAACGCATTTGGTAATACAATCCATGCAGTAAATAATCTTGATGCGAATAACGTTAATTTGGCACAATCCGTTGCTGCTACGGCAGCGGCTTATAACTCGGAAGCTGCAACTTCCACTGCCGGGGGTTCATCAGTAACAAATGGTTTGTTAAGGGGGATTTTGAATAAGCTTGGGCAGACTGGGCATGATACCGCGCTGGCTATTGCAACTTCTATTGGGGAAATAAACCTCGTACAAAATGGTGTAGTTACAGCACGATCAGCAAAGAGAACAAGTTTAGATAACAGGAGGGCTTCACCGGGATCAGCAGCGCGTATATACTAGCGCTAATCTTGGGTTGTAAACAATAAAATGCCGCACCATTTTCTACCAGATGAAATAATTCAACAGAAAAAAAGAGCATCGCCATCAAAACCGAGACCCGATTGGGCCCCAGATCTCGACGACTTCAACAAAGATGGCCCACGCCAGCTGGCCAAGTGGCGGAAGTCTCACTCGCGACCTTCTTTGGAGCCGGCGGGGCTTGAGAAGAATGAACAAGCCCATATTTTGATCCGTCAGGTTTTTGGTAACCAAAAGAAAGTAGCAAGGTTCCGGGCAATGATAACTGGTTTTTCTGATTCCTTTGGTTCAAGCTGGAACGAAGAGGCCGTTTTTGCAAGGATGGATCCCATTCCCACATTTCAGAGAACTTCGAGGAAAATAGCGCTATCGTTTAAGGTTGTTTCGGCCAGCAAATCAGAGGGACGATTCAACATAGCGCAGATTGGAAGGTTGGTGAACTTCCTATACCCAGTGTGGATGCAGCCTCCTGGCGGCGCACCCCCCGTTCCCCAAGCAGCCCCCGTTGTCGAGATTAAATTCGCGAATCTAATCTCGGGAGCTAGCAAGGGATCAAATTGGTTATCTGGGTTCATAGGAAGTTTAAACATCACCCACGAAGTGGAGGTTGGTTTCTTGTGGGACGACGACGGCAACATGATACCAAAGGAAATATCAATTGGGTTTGATTTCACGGTGCTTCACGGTGAAGTGTTGGGGTCTGATCCTGATGGTAAGTTTCTGGTTAATGAATTCCCGTATGGTATCAACTCAAACGCCCAGAAAACTGGAGTGACCGGCGGGGAGAAGAAGCCCAAGAAGGAACTCAAAGGTGCCGACGACCCACAGGCGAGCCCGGCGGATGGCCCCCCTCCATCCGCCGCCCTGCGCGACACCGGCACCGATGGCAGCAGCGCCTGGGTCAGTACCCACCCCGCTGAGCTCGACGACGCTGGGCAGGATGCGCACGGCCGCGCCCTCGCCAGCGAGCGAGCTTGGAATGCGGATCGCGAACGTGTCATGAAAGAAGCTTCTCGGGAGATCCGAGAATTCCAGGATGCAGCCTCTACGCGCGAGGCCGGCTCGTGGCACGAGGCGCACAGCCGCGCCGGAGATGTAACTTGAGATACGACGAAAGACGAATAATATCAAATAACAGTTCTTTATACCAACAGAAATTAAGAAAATTGGG